TTAGGCAATAAAGGAAGCGTAGGCATTACATATACAGATTGTGATGCTACAATATCATTAGATGACGGACACAATTTAGACAATCAAAAACAAAGATTTTCAAGAGCTTTAACAGAAGCAGATGGTAAAACAATAGGAATAAATGTAGATATGAATATTCAAAGAACTTATTTGTATTTGGTTGATATAATTCAAAAACATAGAAGAAATACAAAAACAACTAAAACAAATGCGGAAATACTATACTATTTATTTGAACACAATATATTCTTATTTGATCCACAACAAATTAATAACGGAAAATTGACAACAATTGAGATAATGTCTTACTACCAAAAAGAAGCAGAAAACATTATGAAAGAAATTGATGATACTCCTTTCTTAGAAAATCTCATTTGTGATGATGATATGCGTGATTTTATAAAAATAGATTTTCAAAAAAGAGAATTAAAAAAAATAAATAAAGATTTAGAAGGAGAACAACAAGATTGTCCTAAGGGCGATAAAACAAAGGTTCAAATTGACGCTCCTGACGATATTGATAATGACAAAAAAGAAGATGAAAATAAGTTAAATGAAGAAGAAACCGCTAAGATTGAACTTTTGATTAACCAAACATACGAAATGTGTAAGAGTTTCTTATTTCCATTATTAGCGTTAATTTCAAGGTCATATAAGTTATTTGATTTCAAGGAGATATTTACAAGTGAAAAAACAGGAAGATTAATTATTTCATTATTAAAAGACAAAAAAATTGAATTAAATAAAGATAATTATATTATTATAGTAAATATAATGAACAATATTATAGATAATAATGCTGAAATTGTTAATAACATTCGTGAGATTTATAGCATAGCCCCTGCTAATAAGTTGCGTGAGCTTATTGAAAAACATTTTATACCTACAAATGACGAAAAAAAACAAAACGCAGAAGTTCCAACGCCTGTTAAATTGGTTGATGACATGCTAAACTCAACACCATTAGAGTTTTGGAACAAACCTCAAAAAGTATTTGAACCTTGTTGTGGTAAAGGAAATTTTGTATTAGGTATATTTGATAGATTTTATAAAGGTCTTGAAGAAATGTATCCTGATGAAATTGAAAGATGTCGTGTTATTATGACTGAGTGTATATATTATGCGGATCTAACTGCGTTAAATGTTTTCATAACAACAGAAATAATGAAATGTCATGTTCAAAGCTATTGTGGGTTAGATGAATTGGATTTTGAATTTAATAATTATACAGGAGATACTCTTGAAATAGATGTTAAAAATAAGTGGAACATTAATGGTTTTGATATGATATGTGGAAACCCTCCATATAATTCAAGTGGAGATACAGCTACAGGAAATACTATTTGGCAAGATTTTACAAAAAAAACTCTTAATGAATGGCTAATACCAAATGGTTATTTATTATTCGTTCATCCTCCAGGTTGGAGAAAACCAAATACGGAAAGAGGGAAATTTACAAAAATGTTTGACTTGATGGCAAAACAAAATCAAATATTATATTTAGAAATACATGGAATAAAAGACGGACAAAAAGTATTTAATTGTGGAACAAGATATGATTGGTATTTAATTGAAAAAACAAATCAATACAAAAATACAATTATTGTAGATGAAAATGGAAAACAAAATGAAATTAATTTAAGTGAATTATCTTGGTTGCCAAATTCAAATATTTTAGAAATTAATAAAATATTAGCTAAAAATGATGGAGAACGATGTCCTATAATACAAAGTATGTCCGCTTATGAACCAAGAAAAAAATGGATGTCATCAATCAAATCACAAGAATTTAAATATCCGTGCGTTCATTCTACACCTAAAGCTGGTATTAGATATATGTATAGTAGTGTAAATGATAGAGGACATTTTGGAGTATCAAAAGTAATATTTGGCGATAGTGGTATATATAAACCTATTATTGATATGGAGGGAAAATATGGAATGACACAACATTCTATGGCAATACAAGTTGATAATTTAGAAGAAGCAACTTATATTAGTAAAGTTATTGAAAGTGATAAATTTGATAAAATTATTCAAAGTTGTTTATACTCATCATATGCTATAGATTGGAATATTTTCAAAGAATTTAAAAAAGATTTTTGGAAGGAGTTTATTTAGATTTTGTTTTAGTTTTAGGTTTGGAATTAGATTTTGTTTCAGGTTCAGTTCTATTTATTACATCAATTTTATCAATATAAAAATCAATATTCATTTTTTTTAAATAACAATAAACAATACCAAGTGTAATTTTATCTTTATAATTTATTGTTTTTGTCATTTGAATAATTCCAACAACAAATTTAAAATTTTCAGTATTAATTTGCGTATAATCAATTCCCTTTTTATTTAATTCCTCAAAATAATTATCACATTTAGCTTTATTTTTTAAGATTAATGAACCTAATATCGTTTGAAATCCTAAGCATCTTAGATCACCAGATTTTTTATTATGAAAAAATAAACAATTAAGTTTATCATAAATATCAGCTACTTCTATTCCTTCACTATGTGTATATTTACAATCAAGTAGTATATAATTATCATTATTTTCACATACATTTTTATTATATATTGTTTCACTTTGTTTATCACCATCTTTAGTTTTTTGAATACATGTTTTATAATCATATTGTATTAATTTTAATTCTTTTTGTAATTGAGGTATTTCATGATATATTTTTTCATATGTATTAATATTATTAAAATCAATATTTTCAAAATTATTGTCATTAAAGAATTTTTCAAGAGTTTTTATATTATCGGCATTTTTAATGCCATTTATTAAATAACTATTTATTAGTTCTTTGAAAGTCATATTTTTATTAAACAACCTATTCCATTTAGTTTTTTCAAATAAATCAAAAGCATACTTATTAAGAATATCAAATACACTAATATTTCCATTTCTTTCAAAGTAATAAATATTTTCACTATATTTAATTAATACAATACGATAATGTGTATGGTTTTTATTTTCATTCATATTTTCTTTAAACATCACATTATTAGCCCAACACGGAACATCTTCTTTAGAAATATTACATATACAAATGTCATTATTAAAAGTATAATTAATATTGTCATTAATATACTTGCCTTTTTTTAATAAATTGTTTATATCAATTTTGAAGCTATTAAATTCATCATTATTTACAAAGGTTAATAAACCAAATGTGCCGTCGTTTTTTTCTTCCATTTTATATTATTATTATAAAGATTTATATATTTAATTATAAAAATATATTAATTTATTGGAAAACTACTTAAAATAAAAATATTAAGGAATATTATAAGGGATGGAAATAAAAGAAAAACAACCAGAGGACTTTTTCAAAGGAATTAAAACATCTTTGAAAAGTGTCTTGAAACATCCTAACATTAACTTACCTAAAATTACAAATGCTGTTATTAAGTGTAATAAAATCGTTATTCAAACTATGATGTTTATGAAACTTTTTTTATTGTATCATTATGATAAGCATAATACTCTACCTGTTATAAATGATGAGTTTATTAATTCATGTATGAAAATATTATGTAATGAAAAATCATCTGGACGACCACCAAAAAAGGAAATTAAAGAATTAAAAGATAATTTAACAGCTTTTTACAAAACAGATTTTCAACCACTTATTCAAAATGAAAATTTAGATTATACACATATGAATACTATTTTAGATTATCTAACTATTGATATTTTAACTATGTATGAGAACAATATTAAATTACATTATATAGAGTATGTTGAAAGATATGTGAATGTAGTTTGGAAAAAGAAGTTTATTGTAAGCAAAATAAGAAAACTTAACATTACACAAAAGGCAAAGGAACAAAGAGTAAATAATTTATGTAATCAATTACGCAAAATCAAAACAGATTTATTGAATACTGAAACAACAAATTATAAATCTCATTCCATGTATCACAAATGGATTAACCAAGAAAAACAATTTATTACACCAAACAAAGCAAGTTATAAAAAGAATAATATTGTTTATGACTTAATGTGTAGCCCATTTGATTATTTTGGTTGTATGATTTTTATGATGAAACAAATTGAAAAGGAAGAACAAACAATTTATAATGTATTTCCTATGAGAAGTGAAGTTATACCAAAACATATAAGATTAGATACAACTACATTAGTTCATTTACTTATGACAAAGAAACAAGGAAATAAAAGTGATTTTTTAACAAAAGGGAATTTGAAACGCAAAGAAGATAAAATATGGGAATTCTTTTTTAGAACAGAAAGAAAAATGTTTCATAAAAAATATTACGAATTTCATCATATGATAGAAACAGATGGTGTAAGCTGTTCTTTGTTATTATTGCGTAAAGATTTAATTTGTAAGAAATTACCTATGATGAAAAAAGGTTTATCAAATGAAACATATATTGATGAATTAGATGATTATTCTTCTTTACAAAATAAAAAAATAGTGGCGTTTGATCCTGGAAAATGTGATTTAATTTATTGTGTTGATAATTCCAATAAAGAAGCAAATACATTTAGATATTCACAAGACCAACGAAGAAAAGAAACAAAGAAAAAGAAATATTCAAAAATTCAATTGGAATTGAAAAAGGAAAAAATACATGGTAAAACAATTATAGAATGGGAAACTGAATTATCCAAACTAAATAGAAAATCACTTAACATAACAAAATTTAAGGAATATATCCAAAAGAAGAGTGAAATAAATGGAATGTTATTTAGCTTTTATGAAAAATACATTTTTAGAAAATTACGCTTACAAAGTTATAGAAACACAAAAAGAAGCGAACAAAAAATGTTAAATAACTTCAAACGCATATTTGGAAATGAAAAAGATGTTGTAGTTTGTTTTGGTGATTACGAACAAAAAAAACAAATGAAATATAAAGAATCAACCAAAGGAAAAGGTATGAGAACCTTATTTAGGAAAGCAGGATTTCAAACTTATTTGGTTGATGAATTTAGAACGAGTTGTATGTGTTCTAAATGTGAAATAGGTATTTGTAAAAAGACGATGGTTAGGGAAAATCCAAAACCATACAGAACTGGAAACATTATCGTCCATGGACTGATTTGTTGTAAGAACGGATGCGGTTATTGGAATAGAGATGTAAATGGTGCTACAAATATTTATAAAATTGCTTATAATGCGATAAATAATAAAGAAAGACCAAATTATTTATCAAGAAGCAACAACTTATCAGGGTTTTTAGAAGAATTCCCAAAATCAAAATTTACACGCCTTGAAATAGGCAAACCTTGAAGTTTCCTTTCATTTTATACAGAAAGGTGCGGTTTTAAATCTTCAAGGGTGTAAGTATGTTTGGTATTATTATAACGGTTCGTTATAATATCTACGATAAATATTTTATCCTATAAATATAAGATTCTCTTTGAAAAATGTCCAAAGTGAAAATACCTAAAATACCACCACCATCTTCCAAATCTATTTTTGAACCATTTACGCATGGATTTCACTTTTTAAATCATCATGTCATGTTTTTGAATAATAGTAAATTTTTCGCAGGTATCATCATGATTTTATTAAACGTTGGTTCAAAATTTATCACCATTCAATTTAGTAAATCTACGGAAGAATATTTAAAATTTTCATTAAGTAAACAATTATTAGTGTTTTCAATGTCATGGATGGGTACTCGTGATATTTATACTGCGTTAGGATTAACTGCTATTTTTACTATTTTATCCGATCATTTATTCAACGAGGATAGTCATTTATGTATCGTTCCTCATGATTATCGTGTATTAAATAAAGCAATGGATACAAATAACGATGGAGAAGTAAGTGAAATGGAATTGGCAGAAGCAATCGCTGTTTTAGAAAAAGCAAAAAGAGAGAAACAAAAAAAAGAAAGACAGGATCATTTTTCAAATTTTGATTACCAAAAAATTCCACCATCTTCTTAGACATTTATAACTATGTTTTCTTCTCTAAAACTCCAAGAAGATGATATTTACTTTTGGTTATGTATTATTATGAATAATTGATAATCCATAAAATAAAATCTTTCTTTCGATAAATATCAAATATTTACTTCTTTTGATTATGTATTATTTAATGAAATATCTTTTAGGATTATTTTATTCCTCTTTATTGTTTTCTTGTTGTGCATTTTTTAAAAATACATTATGGAAAGAAGAGTTTTACTGTAAAAATCCAGAGATTTTGAGTAAACAATCAACCATCCTCTCTTTTTCTAGAAGAGATAATTATCCTTTCTCTCAAAATTATTATGAAGACTATATCAAACGATTGAATTCAAAAAATATTACAGTTCAAACCGATAGTATTTTAGGATTATATGACCCTTTTCATCTTAAAGAAAATGGGAATGGTTTTGGTTTAAGTCAAAAATATATTTACATGAAAAACCAAAGCAATCCTTCAATTAATCCTTCAATTAATCCTTCAAACAATCCTTCAATCAATTCTCCAAACAATCCTTCAATCAATTCTCCAAGGATAAAAATATTTATTAACAAATCATCTCCATTATATCAACAACTAATTTCTGACCAACAAAATGGATTGAATACATCTCTTTCTTTCAATGATCCGATTGAAGATTATCCTGAACTTGATAAAGAGGATGAGGAAAGAAGAAAAAAATTCTTCAAAAATCCATATATTTCTTATGGAAACTTTCCTTCTTCTTCTTCTTCCAGCGAAGATTTAAAGTCAAAGAATTTCGAAGTGATTAAAAATTATAACCTAAAATTCAACGATATTGGTGGATATCAAAATGTGAAAAATGAATTAGATCAGTGTGTGGATATTTTAAAGAATTACCAAAAATATGCCAAATATAATGTACGTATTCCCAAAGGTCTTATTTTCGAAGGTCCACCAGGAAATGGAAAGACCCTTTTAGCAAAAGGATTAGCAGGAGAATCCGGGTGTAGTTTTATTTCTGTTTCTGGATCCGATTTCCAAGAAAAATATGTAGGTGTAGGACCCACACGTATCAAAGAACTCTTTGGTTTAGCTAAAAAAAATATTCCTTGTATTATTTTCATTGATGAAATTGATGCCGTTGGTAGAAAACGATCCACAGATGGCGAGAGTTCTTCAAATGAACGCGATAATACATTGAATGCTCTCCTTGTAGAAATGGATGGATTTAAAAACAATACAGGTATTTTTATTGTCGGTGCAACCAATCGTATCGATCTTTTAGACAGTGCATTAATGCGTCCTGGACGTATTGATAAAAAAATTTATATTGGTGTTCCAGATGCAGTCACTAGAGAAGCAATTCTTAATATTCATATTCAAGGTAAACCTTGTGATGAAACAATTATCTTGAAAGATTTAGTGGAAATCACCGAAGGATATTCTGGAGCTCAAATCGAAAACTTATTGAATGAAGCGATGTTAAATGCATTGAGAGAAAATCGAACTGAATTTAATCATCTCGATTTTGATATGGTATTGAATAAAATGCTTGCTGGTTGGCAGCCAAGTGAACATGAATTTACCGAAGACATTATTGATCATATTGCCATTCATGAAATGGGACATGCGATTATTGGTATTCTCTCAAAACATCATTCGAAAATGTCCAAGGTCATTATTAATCTTTCTTCCCCAAAAAGCCCAGGATATACGGTTTTCGAAACTGATGTTTCAAAAATTTATAAAAGGGAAGCACTTTTTGAGCATTTAATGATACTCCTTGCAGGACGAATTGCCGAAGAAGTATTTTACGATGTTTCGGTAACAACTGGAGCGATTAATGATTTTGAAGAAGCACTTAAATTAGCAGAAAAAATGGTGGTTTATTATGGAATGGGAAAAAGTGTGATTTATCCTAGTTTAAGTGATAAATATAAAGAATTAATTGATGATGATGTGGTTCAACTCATTAATGATGCATACAAGTATGCACAAATCATTTTAATGAAAAGTAAAGCGTTGATTAGTGAAACTGCAGAAATTTTAAAAAAGAATAAATTATTGAAAGCAGACATGATTATGGATTTGATCAATCAAGATTATCCTTATTTATTAGATTTACAAATCTTTGAATAATTCTGGAATGAACTACTATGAATGGGAACCATGCCTTTTTTACATAGTTAAAACATAGTTAAAAATAATAATTTATATCATTATTATTTTTAGGATCATAAATTTATACAGTCATAAATTTATACAGTCATACATTATTTACATTAAAACTTAGATATCTAAACTAATAGTATTTCGATCGGATTTCTGTTTACGTTTATTCGTACGCTTGGGTATATTACCAGAAGATTGAAGTTCTTTTAAATCACTAATACTAATTGTACTACTATCATTCATATTTATACTTGGTATTTCAAATGAGGGTTCAAATGAGGGTCGACCCAAATTCACACTTTTTTCATTCGAAAAATTGGGACTAGGTAAAGAATTCGTCTGAGATTGTGATTGAGGTTCCTGAATATTAATGGTCTTTGTTTTCAATCCAGATAAAATATCGGTTATATCACTCGGACCCTTCATTTCTGGTCGAGATCCGGAAGCATTCAGACGTTTCGATCTTTGTGGTGGTTGAACAGGTTCATTAAAACTTGGACCACTCGCATAATTCTCTCGAATATTAATTCCATCATCTACATAAATACTATTTCCCATTCCTGAACGAGATGCATTTAAATCGGGTCTTGATGCATAATTATTATTTCCTGGACGTCCGTTTGGAACGGGAACCGAGTTTGGACCTTGCGTTGACATTGGGGGAGGTGGTCCACGTCCATAAGGAACTTCTGGCTCTGGGTTCATTACTCCTGACATAAATCCAGAAAACCCTGGATTTGTTTGAGCCATCGAATTCACCGCGGCATTTTGAAAAGAACGCATTAAATCTGGATTTTGACGCAGAATATCATCCATTCCAGGCATCGCAGATTTAAACATCGTATTGGTCATATGAACCATCATCGCACTTCCTCCTAATTGAAACATTAATTTTAATTCGGGAGCTAAAGAAGCACGAGATTTATATTTTTCATACAATTCCCCAAAAATATCATCATAGTCTGTAATATTTTCATTAATTTGTTCACTCCATCCATCAAGTTTAATATCAAATGGATCAAAACGATTATTTAAAAATTCAATACCATTAATAACTGCCATCATCATATTTCCTTGAAATTTCATGGAATTCTGTTTTACCTTTTCATCCATAATTGTTTCATATTCTCCTTGCATTTCTTCTAAAGGCGAATCCATCGAATATTTCTTGGAAAGTTCAACTCCTTTTTTTTCTAAAGCCTCCAATTTTCTTAAAAATTTGAATTTCTCTCTCAATAATTCTTCTTTGGACAATTTCGGTTGACTATTGACCCCTTTGTCTGGGTTCAACGGAATATTATTGAATTTTCCATAACCATCCCATGTTTTTGAGTCGGTACTTGTTTCTGCAGTCGACTTTCCTAAAGAAATCCCTTTTCCATCATTTGAACCATTATCAAATCGTACAGAATGTCTTTCTGTATCACTTGATCCTGGTGAAAAAAAATCCGTTTTTGTATGATAAGAAAACGTATCAGTTTCTTCGGCTAAATTGTTTAATTCTTCTTCTAAATTATTCAAATCATCAATATTAATATCATTATTTCCTCTTCCAGAACCTTCTTTCACTTTATCGTTCATTAAAAGTTCAATACCACCCCCAAAATTTGTTGATCTTAAACTACTTGGTTCTCTTTCATTAAAATCAATATTATCATTAAAATCTAAACTAGAAAGTTCAATCATATCTGACATTTGTGAATACTTACTATCTTCATTAGAAGAATTATTTTTAAGTACTACGAATTTATAATTAATAATTTATAAATTATAAATTGTAATTAGATATTTTTGATCTTTGAAAAAAGAGGCATCTCCTATTTTAAATCTTCATCGGTTTAAATAGTGATGCTACTAAAGTTTAATTTTCCAAAACTTGAGGTAAAAGTATTCCCTATATCTTGGGTATCTTGGTTCATTTGTGAAATTTCATCATTTACATTAAATGCATAACAGCGTTGATCCGCTGCTGTCCAACCAATAAAATCCAAAACCCAATTTACGATAATTCCAAATGTCCAGTTATATAAATTCGTAAAAAAATCAAAAATGAAACCAGGTACAATGTATTTAATCACGCTTATAATAAAAGAAATGAATGAATCAATCATATAAAAAGGCATGCAAGACGGGAGAGAACCAATTTTATTTGCAATTGTTTTTATAATATTGAATATCTGAAGAAAAATATCACCTATCCCTGTGAAAAGTGCTAAAATAGGGTTTACAATTGCATTTTTTAAAATATCGCCAATTTGAGCTAAAACCGATACAAATTTACCTGTAATTAAATCAGTTAATGTATTTTCTATTTGAGTAATGGTACCCATAATTTGACTTGTTATGCTGCCCTTTAAATCATTGGTAACATTTTTTATTTGACTTGTTATACCTTTTTTTAAATCATTGGTTATACTATTCAATTCTTTATCTACGATACCTTTTATATCTAAAGAACCAAGTGACATTTTTAATACTAGTTATTATATTTATTTATAATAATTATTATTTTTATTTATAATAATTATTATTTTTATTTATAATAATTATTATTTTTATTTATAATAATTATTATTTTTACTCTAAAATTGTATATCACTAAAATTGATATCTCCAAATCCCGACGTAAAAGAATTTCCTATATTTTCTGTATCATCCTTCATTTTTGAAATTTCGGAATCAGTATTAAAAGCATAACACCGTCGATCTGCATCCGTCCATCCAATAAAATCCAAAATCCAAATCACAATCACTCCTAAAGTCAAATTATATAAATTATTAAAAAAATTAAAAATAAAAGTAGGTAATATCTTTTTAATAGTGCTTATAATAAAAGAAGTGATTGTATCAAATATATAAAAAGGAATACAACTTGGAAGTGATCCAATTTTATCTGCGATCATTTTTAGGATATTAAATAATTGAACAAAAATATCAGCTATTCCCATAAAAAAAGCCAAGATAGGTTGAATGATGGCATTTTGAAAAATATCCCCGAGTCGAGTAAAAAAAGACGTAAATTTACTTATCAATGTAGTATTAATCTCGTTGGTTACTTCGGAGGTCATATTATTTATTTCATTTTCTAAATTATCTTGGATGCCTGTTTTCATTGTATCAATTTGACCCATTAATGTGTTTTGTATATCATTTTTAATCGCATCTATTTCACTATTGATGATATTTTTTATTTCTGCTTCTGCATTCAACTTATCTTGAATTAATTTTTGAGCCGCTCTTTCTGCGGCTTCTGCTTCTTTTTTAGCTCTATTTGCTGCGTCTTCTGCTGCTTTTTTAGCTCTATTTGCTGCGTCTTCTGCTGCTTTTTTAGTTGCATTATAAGCACTAACAAAAGGATTTTTAGGTTTCGAATGTTTTCCACCCATTCGTTTTAATATATTCCGTCTAAAAAAAAATATAATATATTCTTATTCTTATCAATGGAAACGGAAGACATTTACTTTCCAAAAAAGGAAGAATTTAGTTTTTCTGAAATATACCAATACCCTTGCAAAAAACAATCGGCTAAATCATCTTTTTTTTTATGTTTTTGAAAATGTTCAAGATTTTCTTGAAAAAAGGAATTTTGATTTAATATTTCGATGCATTTTTCGATCCCTGCCTTTTTTCGATCTTTATAATCCATTTTCTCTCCTTGTGATTTTTTTTCTTTGTCTTTGTCTTTTTGGTTGTTGTCCTTTTGGTTGTTGTCTTGGATTGTAACCTTTAATTTATTGGCAGAAGAAATAAAGTCAATATCGTTGACATTTCCTTTCATGATAAAATATTGAGAGATCATTCCTTGAATTGTTTTCATACGGTTCGCAATTGGACTAATTTGATTTTCAATAATGACATGATCGATAATAAATGGTTCTAAAATCTCATTCTTATAAAAAAAATCATCTAATTTGCTTTGAATATTTTGTCCAATGGTAATAATGTCTACTTTCGAAGCATTCACCGAATGAATTGTTTCTAAACAAATATTTTCTACGTAATCATTTAATAAATGAATTAAATCTGTTTTTTTCGTTTTATTATCGTATTTCAAATGATATTTATCTGCCATTTCAAAAAGTTTTTGAATTTTTTGTTTATTAATAAAAGAAGATTTCAATTCATTCGTAGGAATTAAAAAATCCGTTTTTTTGGCATGTTTTAAACAGTAGCATTTGTTTTTTTTAATAAATTTTGCAGGTTTGCCGCAAATGGACCCATCCATCAAATCATCCTCTATTTTTTTATTTTTATTATTCGATTTTTTGGATTTCTTCTCCTTCTCCTTTTCCTTTTCAATATATTGACATATCGATAGTTCTTTTTCACCAATATTAAGAACATCCCATTGTAAAATTCGAAAAAAATCTTCACCTTCTTTTTTTTCAAAGCAACAAACAGCTAAATTCTTAATACCAACATCAATACTAATTATTCTCATAAAAATAAGAATAATCAAACAAGAGTAAAATTATATATAAAATTATATATTATAATAAGCTTATAATATCTAACTAATTATATCTAACTAATTATAAATAAATACATTATAAATTTAAATCATTATCTTTTTTATTATAACTCTACATACGACTACAAAATAGGAAAAATGCTTACGAATTTTCTAAATAAATAGAAGGTGCAATTAATCTTACATTTAATTGTTCTCGTGTTAAATAAGGGTTTTTCAAATCACTATTTGTATAACCATAACCAGGCTGATTATTATCAAATGTATTTTTATAAAGATAAGGTACATTATTCGATGGTGTTTTGCCAGTATAAACATGAGGATTTAATCCTAAATCATAACAAGCTTCTTCACCATTATATTTCATAATTTGAAGTCCGTTGTGTTGCATATATTGACGATATGCCCAATTCGATTGAATATTTTCTTGTTTTTGAATACGACGATTAATCACGGCATCCGGTTGCCAAGAAGCGTAATTTCTACCATCAGCCATAATTGGCGGGAAATTAAAGTGGATATTATTTGATCCCGAATAACAAGTTGCCCAAGACATTCTTATATATATCCACTTTTTAAAAATCCACTTTTTAAAAAAAAGTGGAGCAAAAAACCTTGGAGTGTTTTAAGAGAGTAGGGTAAAAATATATCCTGGATTTTTGCTCCACTTTTTTTTAAAAAGTGGATTTCTAAAAAGTGGAAGATAATAACTTGAACATGTCTCCTTTCTTCATTTTATTCACCTCTTCTAAATTTGCTAAACCTTTTTGAATAACTAGATTTTTTAATTGAGTTACAGAAAGTTTTTTATAATCACTACTAATTACATTTTGGTCTAAAGAAATATTTATCGATTTTAAATCACTTGATAAATTTTCATCTTTTGTATATAAAGGTTCATTTTCGATGATGAACGTTTTTGTTTCATTTAAATCTTCTTCATCTACTAAAACTTCTTCACCTAAATCATTTAATTCTTCTAAATTTTGAATATCTAGATCTTGATTTTTTTCTTGCTCTTCATCATCTTCATCCTCATCCTCATCCTCGTCTTCATCCTCATCTTCATCTTCATCCTCGTCTTCGTCCTCATCCTCATCTTCCTCATCCTCGTCTTCCTCATCATCATCCTCGTCTTCGTCATCGGAAACCTCGATCTTATTTGAATAATTATTGACATTCGTATTCGGTAAAATAGATACAGAATGTATATTGTTATCAGGCGTATTTATATTTTGTGTTGATCCATTCATAATATAATGAATTCGCATATTCGCATTATTTAATTCTTCAGTAATGGAAGAAACTAAACTAAACATGGAATTTATTTTATGATTTTGTTCTCTTATTTTATTTTCAAAATAAAAAATTAAAAATGAAAGAGATAACAATAATATTCCTAAAAACATAAAAAAACTTGGGTTAAATAATTCAGTTAAGGTCATTTATATTCTTATAAAAGAAATAGATTATTTAAATCTTTGAATTAACGAATTGTGTTTGATCCAAAATTTTCTGTGGATAATTCATATCTTTTAAAATCTGTATTCCTCCTTGGACGGTAGAAATCCCTTTTTTCAATTCATAAGTATATTTAATACTTGAATTTAATTCCGATTTTTCAACATCCATATGAAAATTTTCAATTCTTTTATTTTTACCTAGTTTCTTACATGCTTTGATAAAATGACTGGTTAATACACAAGAAATATTTTTATATTTTACAAGATAATCAATAAACGCAACCGTACTTAAAGTCGCTTCTTCCGGATTGGTTCCCGAATAAATTTCATCGAAAGCACAAAAATGTCTCTCCTCCTCCTTATTTTCTTCCACCGATTCAAGAATTTCTTTGCAACGCTTGGCTTCTGCTTGAAATAAACTATCCCGTCCAGAAGTATCTGGGATATTTAAGTAACAATGAATATAATCATACGGTTTAAAATAAGCATAACTATAAAATCCACATCCAAATTGCTGGGTTAATAAAATATTAATTAAAATAGATTTTAAAACGGTTGTTTTACCAGAAGCATTCGGACCAGTTAAAATAAGATTTTTATCCATCGACACCGTGTTTTTAATTGGATTATCATCTTTTAACACCGCATAATAATTATCTTTGAACAAGGGTTCTTTTTCCTTGTCTCCTTTTTTCTCTCTTTTTCCCTTTTTCTCTTTCTTTTCTCTCTTTTGAAATTCAGCAAAACATATTTGTTTCTTTGAAATATTTTCTTGGATCCCTTCAATACAATCAAGATAGGTATGAAATTCAAAAGAATATTCCATTAACTCTTGATACTCTACCTCATCATAAAATTCATAAAAACATTTAAGAACATAACCAATTTCAAATATTTTATTCCATGACCCAATTGAAAAAATAGAAAATTGATAAGTATGAATTTTATCTAGTTTATCATATAGATTGGAAAGTCGAATATGTTTTTCTTTTAGATTTCTATTAAATGATCCATGGGTAGTTAATGAAGTACTATAAGATAAATATTGATCTATTTTTAGTAATGTATGATGAATGTATTTTTTAATATTTTGTATATAATCATGTATTTTACTCATATTCATGTGAAAGCGAATACATAATAAAAAATTCTGATAAATCGAAAATACGTAAAAAAGGGCGGATACGATTAAATAAATTTTTTGGTTCATCTCAACAGAATGAAATTCAGTAAATAACTTTCCAAAGGCATGGTTCGATGCAATTATTTTTAAAATATTAAAATATTCATTGATTGAAATTTCTAAACCTTTCATTTGAATGATAAAAAAAGGAATAATTAAAATGAAAACAGGCAATAAGAGAGATAAAACCGGTGCACTTAAATTATAGATACTCATTATTTGTAAAAACAATTCCGACTTGTTCAAAAACTCCCAAATCGACCAATCTATGTAAAAGTATTTTTCTTTAAATCCAGTATCTTCTTTGATTTCTCTCCACGAATCGATGACAGTCGATAAATCGATGTTTTCATTCTCTGTTATTGCATTATCCATTATTGCATCTTTGAAAGGTTTGTATTTTTTAAATAAGGTTTGATAATCTTTTAAAAAATCAATATCTGTCGTGTAATATTCTGTCATTTTTTCCACCATTTTATCGAGATATACATTTTTTAAATTTTTATTCGTAAGATCTAAATTGAAAACGTGATGATATACTGATTTTTCTTTATCCAAATGATCTTCATTTTCTGTATGTACCAATTCCAAATCCTTGATAATATTTTGCTTCAATATTCTTTTTTTTTCATTGTAAAAAATAGGTAATTGGAATATTTTCATTTCGGTTTCTATTTCTGTCATTTTATAACAGAAATAGAAAAATAAAAAAGGTGTTTTACGAAATAGAGCGATTTACTTTTTCAAAACACCAACACATAAAAAAGACAAACAAAATACAATTAATTTTGAAAAAAGGTTAAATCCGCAGGTAATTCTTTAATTTCACACGCATAATATTGTTCAATTTCTTTTAATTTTTGAACATCACGACGAGTAATAAAATTAATACCAGAACCTTTTCTACCCCAACGACCACTACGTCCGATACGATGTAAATAATTATATATATCTTTGGGAATATCATAATTAATCACCGTACTTACTTGTTGAATATCAATCCCGCGTGAAGTAACATTCGATGATATTAAAACACGCGATTTACCATTACGAAATTCTAAAAATGATTTCTCACGCGTATTACGATCCATATTACTATGAATACAGCATACCGGAAAACCATCTCGTGACATAAAATCGTATAATTCTTCTACCCGTCTTACACTATTACAATAAATGATACATTGGGATAAAGAAATATGTGAATACAAGTCTTTCAACGTATCATATTTTTGATATTCATCTTCAACAGCAACATAATATTGACTAATACCTTCTAAAGTAAGTTGTTCTGATTTTACGATAATTTTCACAGGATCTCTCATAAATTTATCGGTTATCGAAAAAATATTTGGGGGTAAGGTGGCGCTAAATAAAGCCACTTGAATATCATTATTCAAATATTTAAAAATATTATATATTTGTTCTTTGAAACCTTGAGACAAAAGTTCATCCGCTTCATCTAAAATAATAAGTCGAACCGTTTTTGTATTGATTTTATTACGTCGGATTAAATCATACAAACGTCCAGGACAACCACATAATATATGTCCAGGTGATTTTAATTGTTCAATATTTTCATCTACCGAAGAACCTCCAAAGAAGGTTTGTACTTTTAAATTTGACATCATACTACCAATTCCACTAACTACAAAACCTGTTTGAATTGTCAATTCACGTGTAGGGGAGATGATAATTACTTGAGAAGTAGGTTCTTCGATTTTTAACATACTTAATGCACCAATTGAAAAAGTTGCCGTTTTTCCAGTTCCTGATTGGGCTTGTGCAATGATATCTTTTCCCATCATAATCGGTTTAATTGCTTTTCTTTGAATAGGACTTGGTTTTTCATAACCATAAGCATAAATACCTCTTAAAATAGAAACGTCCATTTCTTCTAATTCGTCCCAATTTTGAATTTCATAATTGGGTTCTTGTTTTTCGTTCACTTCCTTTTCCTCCTTTTCCTCCTTTTCTTGGGCTCCTTCTTGATTGTGATTATCATCTGAATTTTTTTTCATTATATAATATATTTTATTTATGTTTAAGTTTATTTAAAAATGAATATAAATAAAAAAATTGATATAAATGAATAAGAATATATTTATTATATAATTGATATTTATCAAACATGGAAATACAACAACAATATTCATTACAAGATTTTCGTAGTATTATATCTAATGGTTTTCAATTTGAATTACCTGATGTAACCTTAAAATTAATAAATGAATTGTCGAATGAAGTTGGATCGCCAACTTATGTAAAAACGCCTATTTTTCAAAAAAAAGAAATGTTATTAAACTCAAACTTAATCAAAGGAGATAATATACAAACAGTAAATAATTTTACAAAATTTCCATGCAACTATTCAGAAAATAATTCTTCTTATCGAAAACGTAAAGGAGGAGGTAAAAATATGGAAATGGTAAATAATGAGGACTGGGAAACCATTCGTACCTTTCATACTACAAAAATGGAACAAAAAACCGGGAATGATGCACAATTTGATGTGATCCGTTCTTATTTAAATAAATTGACGGATAAAAACATGGAGGAAATGACTTCCCGTATTATTCATATTGTAGAAGAAATGAAAAAGAATGAACCTGTTGAAAATATATTAACGATTTTATATAATCAAATTTTTGAAAATGCTTTTAGTAATCGTTTTTATTCGAAAAATTATGGATTGTTATACTCAAAATTATTAAAAATGTATGATTTACCAGATATTGAGAAAAAACAACTGGATGATTTATTGAATAAAATTCAATTATCAATTCAAAACATCGAATTTGTAGAAAGTTCGATTGATTATGACAAGTTCTGTAAAATAAATAAAGATAATGAAAAAAGAAAGGCAATGTGTGAATTTTTAATAAATTTAATAAAACAAGAAATGGTTGAAAAAGAAGTAGGTGTACAATTATTAAATCAGTTATTCGACACTTTATTTAAATTCATTCCTTTAAATGATAAGAAAAATGAAGTCGATGAAATTTCAGAATTGATTTCTATTTTATGGAAAAAGGACTTTTATCATGTAAATATTGAACATACACATGGATTTTTGAATAAAATTACATTATTAGCAAATGCGAAAACCATCCATTATTTGAGTTTAACCAATAAATGCATTTTCAAATTTATGGATATGATCGAAATGTAAATGTTCCAAATTATAAAATAAAAATCATAAAATAAAAATCATAAAAAAAAATTCAACAAAACTTTCAAATATACTTAAAAACAATATATTTTTATTATACATTAGAAATAATAAAAATGTCCGATGCAAATATTTTTTTTACTTTAGAAGAAGATAGTGAAGAAATAAATCAACCAGATAATCATATCGTTCCTTGTTTTTGTCAAGGAGATATAATATGTGTTTTTTGTATCAAAGAAAAAGAGGACGAGGTAAAAGAAAATTCGGATTTTACTTTTTTAGAATTCAATATCGATGACGAGTTATTTTCTAAAAAAGTGAATTATCAAGTAAATTATACAGTAAAACAATTGCTCATGATATGTGATTACTATGGTTTATTAAAGGGATTAAAAGGCAGAAATAAAAATAAGAATGAATTAATTGAATTATTGGTTGAATTTGAAAATAATCTAACGAATTCCGATATTATTTATCAAAGAAAAAAACTATGGTTTTATTTGGAAGAGTTGAAAAAGGATGCTTTTATGAAAAAATATATATGGACCAACTAACCAACTTTTAGAAAAAGTTGGGCAAAAACCCGATAGTATATTCTCAGTCCAACTTACCAACTTTTAGAAAAAGTTGGGCAAAAACCCGCTAGTATATTTCATATTAACTCATCAATGTTTTGCCCAACTTTTGCTAAAAGTTGGTAAGTTGGACTGAGAATATACTAGAGGGTTTTTGCCCAACTTTTGCTAAAAGTTGGTTATTTAATTTTATATTAAATTATATTAGTAATGGTATTATCTAAATTAAACCCTGATGTAAGTTATCCAGAATTAAAATCGGTAGACGCAAATGATTTTCAAAAAGAAGCAAATTTATATCAAATTACCGTACAAGGGATCGATATTATTATTGCAATCGGAACCGCTAAAAATACCTATGATGAAAAGAATATTTTATATTTTCCTATTTATTTAGTAAAAGAAAATGATAAAGTTGTACAAATCGGTGTTTATGAAATTAAAGCAAGTGATTATTTGGTTTTTTTAAACGATGATGAATTAGACATCGATCGTCTAGACGATCCGATTATGTATAGTTATGTGAATAAAGATTGGTTATTAAAAACAAGGGTTAATCCAGAATCTGAAAAGGAAGACGAAGTGGAAGGAGAAGAGGAAGAGGAAGATAAAGAGGATAAAGAAGAACAAGAAAAAATAGAAGCCTATGAAATTCCAGAAGAGAGAAAAGATATCTTTGTCCAAACTCAAGGTATCATGATTCCCGGTTTATTGGAAGAAGAAACAAAAGAATTTTCTAAAAATATAAGGGATACTTTTCGAGAGACAAACGACCATAATTGGGTACAAAAATATATGAAAAATCCAAATTATGAAATCATCGATAACGAAGGGTCCGGGGATTGTTTTTTTGCTACCATTCGTGATGCATTTTCCAGTATTGGACAACAAACTACCGTAGCAAAATTGCGAAAGAAATTAAGTAATGAAATTACCGATGAAATATTTTTCGGATACAAAGAACATTATGACATGTATCATACGGCACTTATCACTGATACGAATATGATTAAAGAATTAGATGCTCAATATCGTTCTATTCGAGAGAAATTTGAACAGGTATTTGACCGGGATGAGAAAAAAATGCTATTAGAAAATGCGAAAAAAATAAAAGAAGAACATGATCGATTAATCCATGAAAAAAAAATAACTTCTCAAATACTTTCTGAATATAAATTTATGAAGGGAATTGATCATATTGAAAAATTCAGAAAAAAAATTCAGTCTTGTGAATTTTGGGCAGATACGTGGGCTCTCTCTACAATGGAGAGAATATTAAATATAAAAATTATTCCTTTATCTTATGAAGCGTATCAATCAAAGGATTTAAATAATGTTATCCAGTGTGGACAATTAAATGATACGATATTAGAAAATAAAGGCGTTTTTCGCCCAGAATTTTATTTCATGTTAGATTATAACGGTTCTCATTATAAATTAATTAGTTATCATAATAAATCGATTTTGAAATTTTCTGAAATACCTTATGATCTCAAACGAAAAATTGTGGATAAATGCATGGAGAAAAACGCGGGTCCTTTCTCTCTTATTCCTGATTTTCAAAAATTAAAATCGAATTTAAACCGAGTACAGAATTCAAAGGAGGATAAAATGGAGGATAAAATGGAGGATAAAATGGAAGACAGTTATGAATTAAGTGAAGCTAAACTACGCGGATTATATGATGACGACGTTGTCTTTGTTTTTTATAATAAATCGAATGATAAACCACTTCCAGGAAAAGGTACAGGAGAGAAAATTCCGAAAGATCAATTAAAAGAATTTGCTAAGTTGGCGAGTATTTCCCAATGGCGTAAAAAATTATCCAATTTTTGGATTACCCCTTTTACTTTAGATAACCATAAATGGTCTTCGGTAGAACATTATTACCAAGGAAGTAAATTTAAAAAATTAAATCCCGATTTTTACTTGAGTTTTTCCATCGATTCCGGGACCGAACTTTCCAAGGATCCAGAAATGGCAAAAGCGGCAGGAGGGAAAACGGGAAAATATAAAAGTGAACTTTTAAGACCAAGAGAAGTAGAAATCGATGGCGACTTTTTTGGAAAAAGAAACCATAATATGATGAAAGAAGCACAATACGCGAAATTCTCACAGAACCCAGATTTAAAAGAATTATTAATTGCAACTAAAAAAGCGAAATTAATGCATCATGTTCGAGGTAAACAACCTGAACCTTACGATGAATTAATGGAGATTAGAGAAGATTTACAGAATAAATGAAATATGAAATATAAAATATGAAATATGAAATATAAAAAATAATAAAAATAAGAATAATAATATAAAAATAATTCATCAATTTTATATTATTATGTGGTTTGATGATCAAGAATATGCAGCTTATAACAATTATGAAACTTTACTTATTGAACCTATTATACCTTCTTCTTCCATAATAAATGATAATAATAATAATATTATTCCAACAAACAGTTTTTTATATAATGCGTTGAACCAATCTTTTTCGGTAGAGCAATTATTAGATCAATACAATCGTGATTTGCTTTCAATTATTAAAGAACAAAAGGAACAAGAAGAAGACGAAAAAGAAGAGGAAGAAGAACAAGATGATAACGAGAAAGAAGAAGAAGACAAAAAGTTACTGATTTTTAAAAAAGAGGGTGAAAATAAAAAAATCCTTCCCAAAAGAAAGAAGAAACCATCGGATATTAGTTTAACCGAGGCAGAATTTTTAGAAAAAATAATACTCATAAAAGATAAAATAGCAAAATTATACAAAGAATATAATATTTTGAAAAAAAAGTTGGAAGAACAGGATACGGAAATAAATGAAATACTTGCGATGAAAGATAAAAATCAAGAATTACATAAACTATTAAATAAACGTTTTTATATAAGTTGTATGGAAAATGATTCAAGAGTAACTAGTATTCAAGAAAGAGAGAAAAATACGAATGAAGTATTAGAGGAGATTTATAATGTGAAAAAAAAAGAGAAAATAATATTAAACATGAGAATGTTTAAAATACAAGATATGATTTTAATGTTGAAAAAAATCATTTCTTATCAAAATGACGAAAATGGTTCGATTGTTAATCCAAATGAATATATTTGTACGATTTGTGCGGAAGACAGAAATGTGAAATACTGCATGGAACCTTGTGGTCATCTTTTTTGCGATGCATGTAGTTTTCGTATTCAGAACAATTGTCATATTTGTAGACATCGTGTTAATAAGAAAATAAGAATGTACTTTAATTAATTGATGAATTATTTTGTCGATAAACTTGTCGATAAACTTGTCGATGAACTTATCTACGTACTTACTGGCGGATATGGACATGTATTGGCTACATTTTGTGTAACATAAGGTATTGGTATAGGTACATTAACAATAATATCTGTATTTGTCTTTACGTTTGAGTTTGTATTTGTATTTGCATTTGTGTTTGCATTTGTATTTACATTTGTATTTGCATTTGTTGTTGCAATTGTATTTGTTGTTGCTTCACTTTTTTTTACAGGTAATTCGACTGATTTATTTACCACATAGTTTTGAGTAGGCAAGTCATTTTTATAAACCATTTCCCCTTTTTCTCGTGGGGGTGTTTGAATACTATACATATGAATAATAATCGTGTTTGTTAGAAGAAAAAAAAGAATGAGAATTCCAATAATAATAAAAATCCATGTAGTTTCCATTGTTATAAAATATATTATGATAAAAATATAAAATAAATAATATAAATAATATAAAATAATATAAAATAATATAATACTTTACTATTATAATAAAGTATTATAGTAAATCATGATTACGACACCAGAAAGTGGATTTTTAATTAAATATTTTACAAAATTAAAAAATAAATCATTTGATCATGAAACCAGTAAAAATAAAAAAAAAACGGATTTCATATTCACTCACATTTTCGAAGATTTAAAGATCATTCAACAAAAAATCACCTCCAAAAAAGATTTATATCGTTTTCAAATTAAAAAAATAAATAACATTCGACAAATTCCTAAACCAAGAAATTTTAATCAAAAAGGGTTCCCTGAAGATATTCGTAAACATATTGAAAAAACCGTAATTTACCAAATTGAGTATTTATTTTCTCTCGATGGAAGAAATATCAAAGTACATTTTATCTTGGAAGAACAAGATATTAGTCAATCCATTGATTATTTTTCGCAATCAATTGAAAAAATGATCTTATGGTTATCTTTTATTGATAAATATTCTTCTAAAAAGTGTTCAAAAACGCTTACTATTTATATCTATATGACTTCTTTATTGAAAACCTTACCAACTTCAAACATAGACATTATTGATGAAAATCATGCAAATACCGCATTTACCTATACATGTATTCCTGTATCTGAAATTGTTATTTTTCGTAAAGAAGAATGGTTCAAGGTTTTTTTACATGAAACATTTCATAATTTCGGACTGGATTTTTCAGGAATGAATAATGATTATTGTAAGGAACATATACTCTCAATCTTTGACGTGACAAGTGAGGTTAATTTATATGAAGCATATACCGAATTCTGGGCAGAAATAATGAATTGTTTACTGACTAGTTTTTTCTTTACACAAAACAAGAATGATCTCTCTGGATTTTTATCAACGACTTACTTTTTAATCGATTTAGAGAGAAAATTTAGCTTTTTTCAAATGGTAAAAGTACTCGATTTTATGGGATTGACATATCATGATTTATATTCTTTGTCAAAACAATCCCAAATAAAACGTAATACTTTTTACAAAGAAAACACGAGTATATTAGCATATTATGTGATAAAAACAATTTTAATAAATCAATATATGGATTTTATTGTTTGGTGTGATACATGTCATTTTTCTCTCTTGGATTTCAAGAAAACGATGAACCATCAAAAAGAATTTTGTAAATATATTGAGTATCATTACAAAACAAAGATTATGTTAGAAAGAACACGTGAAATGGAAGAAGTGGTCGATCATATGAATGCGAAAAAAAAGAACGCAGATTTTTTGAAAAATACGATGCGTATGACTTTATTGGAAATGGTATCAGAATGAGTTTTTTATTTGTTTTATTTGTTTTATTTATATTTTCGTTTATTCATTCGTTTTCATCTTTATTTTCAATTATTTTTGTTGCACGTTTTTTGTATTTTCGTTTATATAATTTGGCTTCTTTCCCACACATATCATCGTATTGTCTTGCAGTTGCGGCATGTTTATATTCTTGATCCAAATTTTTAGAGACAAGAAAATACATATCTTCTCGAGGAAATAAAGAACATTTACCATATTTAGTATCAATCGTACTATCTAGAAAGTGTTTACAATTTACACAGAATTTTGTTTTTTTTAGAGAGTTACATGAAATCATCATCCACATGATAAATAAAAAACAAAACATTCTTCTTTTTCTAACTTTATCTATAATATGATATATTTATTTTTTATATTTAAATCGTTTTGTAAGTTTATCGTTTTGTAAGTTTATCGTTTTGTAAGTTTATCGTTTTGTAAGTTTATCGTTTTGTAAGTTTATCGTTTTGTAAGTTTATCGTTTTATAAATTTATTATACATTTTCATTATCATTTTCATTATCATTATCATTATGATAACAAAATTGAAACTGAAAATAAGAATACACGAGAATGATTAATTATAAACAACCTTTATTGTGAATTGTTCTTTATTTATGGGAATTCGATTTTTGAACCAATATTTTAAAAAAGAATGTAAACAAGGAATACAACAAATTCATTTGAAATCTCTTTCAGGAAAAAAAATTGCAGTAGATACAAGTATTTATTTGTATAAATTTTTAGCAGATGGTGAAGAAGCACTTATCGAAAATTTATTGACCATGTTGAATTTATTTAAATATTATAAAATAACACCCATATTCATTTTTGATGGAAAAGTACCTGCTGAAAAAAAAGCATTATTAGAAAAAAGAAAAGAGGATAAAAAAACCGCGGAAAATGAATATTATTTATTGAAAGACAAAATGGAGAATACTTTGTTGGAAAAAAAAGGAATTCAACAACAAATGGATGAATTGAAAAAGAAGTTTGTTTATTTGAAACACGACCAAATCGAAATGGTAAAAAAATTATTCGATGCTTATGGCACCGATTATATTGTTTCTGAAAAAGAAGCGGATGAATTATGTGCTTATTTAGTGGTAGAAGGTTTTGTTTGGGCATGTTTGAGTGAAGATATGGATATGTTTGTTTATGGAGTTCCGCATGTATTGCGATATTTAAGTTTTGTTAATCATAATGTGGTTCTTTATGATTTACCGAAAATATTAGACTGTTTAAAAATGAACCAAGACGAATTACGTGAAATATGTGTTTTATCCGGCACAGATTATGATATTCAAATGAAAACAACTCATAATTTATATAGTAGTTTAGATTTATTTAAAAAATATAATGTAGATAAAAATATAATTTCAAATAAATCATCTACTACCTTTTATAATTGGTTAATGGAAAATAATAATTTTACAAATCGTGTTGAATTTGAAAAATTATTAGAAATAAAAAATCGTTTTGACATTAATAAATCGGAACATTCATGCAAATTTCAAAAAGAATTGCAAAAAATTAATGTTTTTAAAAATAAAAATATGGTTAAAAAAACGTTGGAAGATTTATTGAAATATCATGGGTTTTTATTTTGATTTTATATCTTTATCTTTGGATTGTGTAATCTATATAACAAAGTAATAAAGTAACACCACTTAAATAAATGTCTACTGAAAAAGATTATTCTTTTTATAAAATATATATTAAATACGATTTAAAGTTTTCCAAATTATTTTTTAAAGAGAATTAAAAAATGAGTAAAAATAAAAAACCTACCTTAGATTTAAAAAAAAAACAATATGATCGTGAGACTTTAAAAAAACACATTTATGAAGTGAATTTATGGGATATTTTAAGAACACAAAAAATAGATGTTACCTTTGCAGTTCGATATATTTTAAACTCGAATTATCAATTAACTTCAAGTGAAAAATTAATTACTATGAAAGATATTCTTTTTTTTCAACCACATATTAACAAATATGATTTGGAAGAAGAAATTAAGTTATATGAAAGCGATGATGATAGTATTGATCTTTTTCAGAATTTAGAAGATTAAATTAAAATCAAAAACATGATATATTCATTTGAATATCATGTTTTTTTATTGTTTTTTATAAGGTTTTTTATAGTGTTCTTATAGTGTTTTTTATAAGGTTTTTTATAGTGTTTTTTATAAGGTTTTTTATAGTGTTTTTTATAGTGTTTTTTATAGTGTTTTTATAATGGTTTTAATATTTAAGCGGATGAAACTTCAGCCTTGACACTTTTTGCAAAGTGTGGGCTCATGTATTTTTGTAAATTAAAATAGGTAAGTTCATCCTTATCAGTTAACTTTAAAAGAGAAGCAAGTTTGGTATCAGGATTAATCTTTCTACCGTTTGCCTTATCTTGAAGATTATGACTACGAATATAAGTATTAATATCACGGGTTACTTCAGTACGTGCCATTTCTGAACCGGTTGGTTTATCTAAAAAATTAGCTAATTCATCACTAATAAGGGTTGGCTTGACAAATCCAGAAGGTGCACGAGTTCCAGTTCTCTTTGCACGTTTAGAATTCTTCTTTTGGTTTAACTTGATTTCACGTTGATACTTCTTTTCTAAAGTACGGAAATCATTCTTTAAAGAAGAAACAAGAGAACTTAATTGTTGGATCTTTGCAACAAATTCAAGAGATAATTCATTTAATGCAGAGTCGACATTTTCTTCAACTGGAGCAACAGGGGTAACAACATCACCTGCAACAACAGGAGTAGCAGAAGCTTCCACTTTAATTTCAGAAGTTACTTTTGGAGCCCTGACTTTCTTGACCTTTGTTACTGTTTCAACATCAGGAGCAAGGACAACAGGTTCAGGAGCAGCAACTTTTTTACTAACTTTTTGTTTAGAAACTACATTTTCGGTTTGAACAGGAGCAGAAGTGGTTTTGGTTTGTTTAGGCATCTTACTTATTATACTATACCTAAATAAATACTTTTTAAGTACTTTAACGCAAAATAATATATATTCAAATGCAATATGTAGTAAATTTTTTAATTCTTATTATTTCTAAATAAATGAACGATTTTTTTTATAAAAAATGAAAAAAATAAAAAATGAAAAAATATTTTAAATTATCAATATAATATATACATTACTTCAAAATATTATGGCGAAAAGTAATAAAAGTACAAAAAAAAACATGTTACTCAATCAAAAGACACGTAAAAACAAGTATAAATCTGAAAACTATAACTCAACTTCTATCTTCGAAAAAGAAGTTACTAAAGTTTTTCTAGAAATGATTATCATGATTAAATTATGGCACTGGAAAACTCATAGTTATGCTACTCATAAAGCAACTGATGAATTATATAGTAAATTGAATGAAAGTATGGATAAATTTATTGAAGTTCTTCTTGGAAAGACAAATACTCGTATTGATTTGTCTAAACAAAAAAGTCTACCGTTACTTGATTTTACCAATACAGGTGCGTTTAAAAACAAGATTTTTTGGTTTAAAAGTTATTTGGTCGATTTAGATAAAAATCATTTTATGAAAAAAATGTCAAATACTGATTTATTGAATATTCGAGATGAAATATTAGCAAATTTAAATCAATTCTTATATTTACTCAGTTTTCATTAGAATAATAATTATATTTCAAAGAAGGTAATTATTATTTTTTATAACCTTTTGTAAACTATAACCTTTCGTCAAGACAATCATTCTTTAGTGGCAAAACGATTGATACAACCACGGAAGAGCATTTGCTGCTTCTTGATTTACAATCGTAAGAGCTCCTAAAATATAATAAGCACCAAGTGCTTTACTATCACGATCTATCCCAGAAGTAACTAGTTTTTCAATAATTTTTAAAATATTTTTTTTGAACACAATTGTATTTTCTTCCACTTGTAAATAAGTTAAATGAAAAGTCATTAAAAAAAGACCATTCGGCGGTAAAATATTACTTTTAACTTCATCTGATAATTGTGTCCGATAATTCCAAATATCGATCAACTCTCTTGTAAATCTTATCAATTGATGACGATTTAATGAAAGAAACCATTTTGCATCGCTATAATTTCCAAGCTCATCTATTTTTTGAAATAACGATAAACAATCTAATTCGAATAATTTATCTTCACTCAATATTGGGAATTCATCTTCGATACTTAATTGGATAGGAAGATTTAAAATATGACTTAACCGAATAATTGTTTTTACTTTATTGATTACTTCGATTGATATTTTATTACGATTATAAGGGTTGGATATAAAAGGTAATTCTTGTTTTTCACTTTTTAAAATCAAATTGTAGAGAGAAGAAAATTCAAATCCATAAATAAATCCATCTGTATCCTTGTAACTAAAAAAATTATAATATGGAATTTTTTCTAATTCCTCCATGGTAATAAAATCATTTTCATTAGTACAAATTTTCCTTTTAAATAACCCTTGTCCATGATATTCATTATATTTTCTCTGAAGTAATCCGCGAAATCTCTTTTGAATTTTAATAAGATAACTTGAGAGATATAAATAAATGTAAATACGTCGAACTAGTTCTTTTTTATTTCCGCCTATTTTCAATTTATAATATTTCGCAAATTGTTTTAATTGTTGAATATTATAATTGTATTTTATTACAATCTCATAGTCATAAATTGTAGGTATGGTAATATCTTCTTCATTTATTTTTATCCCGTTTTTGATATAAGGCATATTTTTCTCTCCTTTTAGATAAATTGCATCTATATAATCTTCAATACATGTGTCCATATGTTTATTATTTTTTTTATTTTTATTTGATAAATGATTATGGATTAAGATAGAATTCATAATAGAATGTATAATATATAACAATAAATAAATCTTTTTAATATGTTTTTCAAATCCTTGAACATTTTACTCTCTCGACACTTCAATAATGAATTCGTTCTAAAGGTATATATTTGATGACTTTAATGGAGTTAATAAATTAATGAAAGAGGTACATTTCCACGATAAAATAATATGTTATTTACCTTTTGATAATAAATGCAATGAAAATAAATATAAAATTAAAATATTTGAGAAAATCATTAATAATTGTTGTATCATTAAAATAGACATCGCACGGTTATTATTTGGAGTTAAAATAGAATATCCAACGCCACTCTGAACAGTTACACTTGTGTAAAAATATTCTAACATTCCTTTTTTTGATTTAACCATACTATTAATACTAAAGTCATTACTATAATACCAATATAAAATACCAAAAATGATAACACAAATTAATTGAAAAAAAAACGTATACAACACCTTTTTCATTCTATATATTTTATATATTTTATATATTTTATTTTTCTTTTATATAAAAAATTGAAATGATTTTTCGCAATTTATGAACATTATAAAAGACTTATCCTATCGAATACAAAATAGAAATGACAGACAACCTAAATCCAGTAAGTGAAAACACTCTAGTAAGTGAAAACACTCTAGTAAGTGAAAACAATGAATGTATTAATGAAATCAAACAAAAATGTATTTGTTGGGTTGAAAACGTATTAAAAAAAGATTTAACATACACCAAACCAGGATCAATTTCACATTTATTGTATGGTGAAAAACCAAGCGAACAATCAATCAATATTAAACTTGGTCGTCTTGGTGAATTTATGTCCAAAGAATTAATAAAAACAAATAAACATTTAGAGTTGTTAAACTGTGGAGTTCAAAAAATTAATGATAAAAAAAAAGATGTTGATTTGATATTTAAAGATGAAATAAAAAAAATAATATATTATCGCGAATTAAAAGGCAATATTGAACTTGATACAGAAAAATTACCAGCAACTATCTCTAAATGTAAAGAAATTGAAAATTCATTAAAAACTACCTATTTCGATTATCATATTGACTGTGGAATTTTAAATTGGAGTGTATATAACAGAAAAATATTAACCGCAGGACTTTCAAATATAAAAACATTTGAAAATGGCGGAATAAAAATAGACCATATGGAAGAGTTTTTAAAAACGATTGATGTTATTTGGAACGAAGAAGATTATTATTCTTATTTTATGGAAATAGGACGTAAAATAAGAATAAAATTTGATTAACATAGTAATTTTATCCAACCAAACATAAAAAAATTATATACTTTATCACTTTGTTTATCATATCATATATTTTATCATATCATATATTTTATCATATCATATATTTTATCATATCATATATTTTATAACCTTGTTTATCACCTTTTGTTTTATCATTTTCTTTTGCATTTTGGTCTCTCTAATAATTTTTGATTATTAAATGTTTTGTGTTTATTTCATTACCAATACGATTGTCGTATAATTTAAATCTATATTTTTTATCATATTCCGAAACAATATAACCGTTATATAATTCTTCTATAAATTTGGTTTTTCCTATGATCATTAAACATTTTATTTTTGTATTTTTAAAAAGCAACGCTAATTTTTTTTGTTCTTCTTTTCCAAACTGGCAATAACCATAATCTGTAAATTCACTATCATATGGTGGGTCTAAAAACATAAAATTTTTTTCATTATTATAATTTTCAAATATATATTCAAATTCCTTATTTAATATTTCTGTTCTACGTAATAAAATTTCATAATCTTTATTTATGATTTCATTATAATTTATGGTTTTATATCTACCAAATGGTATATTAAATTTACCATTTTTATTATATCTTAACATACCCCGAAAACAACATTTTCTTTGATAATAAAATCTTTTTGCACTATCTAATTCATCCTTAATTTCCATTTCATCTCTAATTTTGTAATAAGTGTTCTCATCATTGGGTGAATTTTTCATAAAATCATAAATTTCTTGACCTTTTCCTTTACCGATGCTTTTATATAAATCAATTAATTCACTATGTACATCACTTATCACTGCATTTTTAGGATTTAAATAAAAGTATACAGACCCTCCACCTACAAATGGTTCGATGTATTGATCATAATTTTCCGGAAAATGTGTTTCAAACATTTTTATCTCATCACTTTTACCGCCACTCCATTTCACGATGGGTTTTAAATGTTTTTGATCGTATAATGCGGGAGTGATTATAGCATTTGATATAGAAACGTCTTTTGAAATATCTAGTAAACTTTTACTTTTATGATTGATTACATCGTTTTCTTCTGTAATGTCCTCTTCTGTAATGTCCTCTTCATGGATTACCAATTCTACTTGTTTTTTTTGAGTTTTCTTTGTATTATTTGTCATCTTGGTCTTATTCGTTGTCGTGCTATTTATTAACTCAATTAATTCTCCTTTATTTTTGGATTTATATTTGGTAATTCCAAGTTCTTCACATTTTACTAAAAGTTCAGCTTTTGATAATTTGGTGAAATCCATATCTTCCATTATATAAGTTATATTGCTACTATTGTTCATGATATTATTCAATTCAATTTTTTTATTATTCCATATAAAACTCATTTCACACGTTTGTAAAAAGGTTTATAATTTTAATTATTTCTAGAAAATTGATTTAAAAACAAAACAATAATATAAATTATATCAAGAATAAAATGGCAGACACAATCATCGACGGAACTCAACTAAATGTTAACAATATTATGTACACCGCACCAAAAGCAACAGCTCAAGGTGCAAAGTCTATAAATATTTTAAATAAATCTACAAAATCAGGATTAAGAATTTCTACCCCACTTATGCTTACATGGGGTGCAAGTGATTTTGTAGATGATAAAGGTATAAGTAATGGTAGATATGATATGGCTCTTCAATTTCCTGGAGAGGAATATAAAACAGAAGATACTACCGCATTTTTAGAAAATATGATTGCTCTTGAAAATAAAATAAAAGCAGATGCTCTTATTTATTCAAAGGATTGGTTTGGAAAACAATATAAAAGTGCTGATATTTTAGAAGAATTATTTTCACCTATGCTTAAATATCCAAAGATTAAGGGTACAAAAGAACCAGATTATAGTAAACAACCTACTTTAAAAATCAAGGTTCCTGAATGGCAAGGAACATGGCGTTCAGAAATCTATGATGAAGATGGTAATAAGTTATATCCTTGTATTGAAAATCCATCCGTTAGTCCTTTAGATTATCTGAAAAAAGGAACCAACGTAGCTTGTTTGATCCAATTTGCAGGTATTTGGATTATTAATGGTAAGTTCAACGCTTCTTGGAAATTAGTTCAAGCAGTTGTTCAAAAGCCAAGAGCTACTTTACAAGGTCAATGTTTTATTAAATTAAAGCCTACTGATAAGGAAAAACTAAAAACTCAACAAGTCGTTGATGAAGATGTTGAGACACCACATATTAATAGTACAATTGTTGATGATAGCGATGAGGAAGAAGAAGTGGTTGTGAAGGTTCCAGAAGTAGAACCAGAGCCAGAACCAGAGGTAGTAGAAAGTGTTTTTGTTGCAGTAGAAGAACCAAAGAAGATTGTAAAGAAGGTTGTAAAGAAGAAAATATAAATGGAAATATAAAGAAAATACAAAATATAAATGAAAATACTATAATGAAAATACAAAATATAAATGAAAATACGATAAAGAAAATACTATAAATGAAAAATAGAAAAATCGAGGATTATTTTATAATCTCCTCTTTTTTATTTTTATATATCAATCTTTTTGATAGATATATAAAAGGATTATCAAAGATGATATAAAGATATTCTTATTCTTTTACTAAGTATACGAATTATGATATTATTTGTATTTTATTTTTTTTATTTTTTACAATACTCATCGTGTTATAATATACAAACAAATATAAATACTTTTTCCAAAACAGATATGCTTAACAAAGAACAACAGTTTCAAATAAGAAATTTACTAAATAATCAAAATTTATCGAATTATATGAAAAAAAAAATCCATTATATTTTATACGTAAAATATGAGAAGATTGCTTTTTTTACAGCATATCAATTCAAAGAAAACAATTATTACAAATGTAAATATATTTCTCTGAGAGAATTATCTTTGTATTCCAAAATAGGATTATACAAGGCAATCCAAAATTACAATCCGAATTATCAATTATATCCTTTTATGAAAATATACATTCAAGGTGAATTATATAAAGGAATTACTGAATTATATCCGATTTGTTCGATTTCAAAAGAAGAACGTAAAAAAAGAAAAACAATCTCAAGAGAAGATTATCAGAATTTAACGAGTGATGAAAAAAAACTACTATTTATGAAAAGAAAAATGTATAAAAGATTAATAGATACGAAATTTATAGGAAAAGAGGATTGGATAATTGATAAAAATAGAGACGATGATTTCATAGACGGATCAAATATAAATTTACAATCGATTTCGGAAAGAGATAAATATGAAAAAGTATGGTATCAAATAAATAATCTCTCTTCCATCACTCCTTTCCAAAAACGTATTTTTCAATTGAAGTATGATTTTTATTTAAACAAGATACATACGAACCGAGAAATAGGAGAATTGATGGTTTGTAGTGAGGAATACGTGCGTATTAATTTATCACGGATGGCTGATAAGTTTATGATGATCCATTCGTAAGAATTTTCAGATATGATGTTTATATTATAAAACCTAGATAATTTCAATATGAACGATGATATTTTTTTTATTCAAATAAGTATTAGATATTCTTTTTTCTAAATTAATTTCATTCAACTCTTCATTTAAATTATTCCTTATTCTTGATATGCCTTCTCCATAAAAAACATAATTCTGTTTTCTTTGTATAAAAAGGTCTTGAACCGGTATTTCGAACCTTTTTTTCCCTATATAAACAGGGATTGTTTTATTATCGTAGAGAGAAAATTCGGCAGTATGGACTGTTTTTAAAAAATGAATATTTTCTTCTTCGTCGATCCATATATTTTCAGGCAATTCTGGAATACAACGAACAATTATCTCTTCCCTTTCTCTCTTTTTATCATTCTCTTTATCATTTTGTCTATCATTCTCTTTATCATCTAGATCATCGTCTATTTTATCATTTGATTTATTAACCTTGTCATAAATAATATCACTATTAATATGCCAAAGAGGCACAAAGTAAATTTCATCATCAATTGTTAATTTGTAGACATTCTGGTATAATAAATCGTCAATGGACGGATTTAATATATAAACATGATCGTTCTTACATTTGTCTAATATAATTTCTCTCACTTTCCATAAAACATCTTCATCAATATAAAGTATATTTCGATAAGTAGAGAGAAATTCGTAAATTTGAATACATGTTTCTTTATCCAAATCTTCAAACCATAGGATCGTTACTTTTTGACAACCAACCACTATTTTCTTGATAATATTGGTAATCATATCAATGATTTTGAAAGAATGACCATGAAGTATTCCTTGTAAGAACATGGAAAGAAAGTAAATGTATTCATTCTCATCCGAACCCGAAAATGTTTCTTGCGTGAAAGAACCATCGTTTTCATGAATAAGTTCTATTTCTTCTTTTAAAAATCGATAGGATTCATCTATTTTTTGAAATTTCTCTTTTGTTTCTATATTTGAATTTTTATCTGGATGGTATTGTAATGCTAATTTATGATATCTTTTTTTTAAATATTCGTAGGTTATATCTTGATAAGATACTTTATTTGTATCTATTTCTAGAATTTCAAAAGCTTTCTGAAAATTCATATCGAATATTTATATTATGTATCGATGGTTATCACTTGATAAATTAATTATATATTTACTATTTAAGTAAAAATAAAACTGATATATTTTCTATCGTTTCCATTCTTCATTTTGTAAACATGATAATAAAATTATATAAATTACTATAAAATATAAAATAAAATAATATAATAAGAATTACTTACAATTCGTTTACTATTTTTGTAATGGAGAGAAAATAGTTCTCTAAATGATATATTGGACGATAGTTATTATTAAAATATTGAAAAAACACATATGTTTTTATGAATAATTGATTGATTTCTTTTTCTGGAATTCGATCGTTTTCAATAAAATAAGTCATAACATACCATACACATTCGTAGATATTTAAATGATAAATTAAGAGTTCATATAATAAATCACGAAATTTTAAAAAAGGAAATACTTGATAAGGTGTTTCAATCATTTGAATGATCTTATTACATATTATTTTATGTTGACATTTATTTTCGGTATCTGTTTGAATAATCATATATAATTGTTTTATATTTTGAATATTTTCTAATTGTATTTTATCCATTTTTTTCAAATCAAAACACTCATTTTCATCGTCCTTCATTATTTTTTCAGAAAATAAATTATTTTTTTCAGAATATTGTATATTTTTTTGTATACATTTTTTATAGTCATTCTTATTTGGACGTGATACTCGTAGTAATTGAAAATTATTGATAATATTGGAGGGTATAAAACTAATTTGATCGGTGAGTATATAATAATAAATATGAATATTTTGGTTATTTATATTGGTAATATAATTATAAAAATTTTCTAATAATTCGATATGTATATCTTGAAAATTTTTACATACGATAATGCCTATTTTTACTGATTTACTGTTTAAAATATCAATAATTTGATGATAAATTTCATGCCATAATATTTTTGCATTACAACCTAATAATGACATGTCAATTTCATAATGAATGTCGCTCATTTTAAAAATATAAGTCTGTTTATTATAAGTAACACTCATTTTTTTTTCATATTTCAATTCGGTTGAACTGTATGATTTAATTTTTTTTAATACTTGCGTGTATTTACCTACACCACTCGGTCCATAAAAAATGGTATTTTTAATATGTTTATTTTCATGAACATGGTTTTCAAAAAGTTCAGGATGCAAGTCATATTCTTTGTTTAATTGTAAATAATTTTCAAAATGTTTTCCATAATTTAGCATTCTTATTTTAATAACTACAATTGTATTTATTATGTAAATTAGTTAATCTTTTAAAACGAATTAAATAGATAAAATAATTTTATAAAATGTATAATAAAATTATTCAAACTCCTTATATAAATAATTATTTAAATAAAAATATAAATGTTTGCGAAGAATTAGACAATTACGAAGAACAATCTATTTATTTCTGTGATCCGATTAAAAATAATATTATTAATAATGGGAATTTTATTCGAATATTATACTCAAAATCCTTTGTTCTTTTGAATGGAATTTATTTATATTTTTCTTTGAATATTCATTCAGTAGAAAAATATTATAATAAATTTAAATATAATTTTTATATGAAACAACATATAGATATTATCGAAAAATGTAGGTGTATTGAACAAGAAATATTGAAAAAAATAGAATTGAATAAAATACCGCAATATAAATTATCAGATCAATTAAAAAATGAAAATATAAAGATATTTAACAATTTAAATTCCAAATGTATAAATACGAACGAGTGGGTTGGTATAAATAATTTTATTTTAAAAATATCTGGAATTTGGGAAAATGAATTGTATTATGGATTAACCTTTAAATTTATCAAAGCAGATCCCATTTAGTTTTTGGTTTTTTTGTTATTACTTGGTTTAATACAGCACGTGGTACTTCGTTTTATACGGTACTTCGTTTTATACGGTACTTCGTTTAACCATCTGTACTTCGTTTTATACGGTACTTCGTTTTATACGGTACTTCGTTTTATACGGTACTTCGTTTAACCATCGGTAACAAAATAAATCAACATATGTCGAATGGTATATAAAACAAATAAACTAATCACACAAAGCAAATAAATAAAACTCATATTAACCTTAGATATTTTTCCTGTTTTTGTATCGGTTCCATAAGTAAATAAAAATAATTGTAACATCATTAAAAGTATGGAAATATGTTGAAATATGTAATAACTAGGGGTTACGTTTCCATCTAAAATACGATTTTTATAAGTAATTAAAAAATAAAGATAAAAGGCAATAAGAAAGAAACTGAAGAAAAAGGGTCCTAAAGTAAAAAGAATTTGTAGTGGAGTAAGAGAATTTTTATATATTCCACTTATTGAATATATCATTATTAGTAAAAGACTAACAATACTCAATACATATCCAGCAATACTCGTATTTATTAATAAAGATCCAGAGGAGAAAAAGGAGATTAAAAATAAAATAATACTTGTTATCAAAAAGGAATAATACACTAAAAGATAAATGTTTTCTATCATTATATTAATAGTGTAAATTATATAAATTATATATTATATTCACATAATTTATATTCTTGATTTTGATTTGAATTTAAATTTAAATTTTTATTTGAATTTTAATAATTAAATGTTTTACATAATAACGGATTTGGTTGAGTTGTTTTTGGTAAACTTCTTGGAAGACCTACTTTTACAAAATTCAGTATTTTGATATTATTTGAATTTACAGATTGAAGATTATTTAATGTTTTTAATTGTGTTAAATTACCCGTTAAATAAGGTGTTTTATAAACACCTATATTTTTAGTAGAAGAAGAAGAAGATGACATTTATAAATGAATGAATTATTATTATTTTCTTGTTTAATTTCATTTCTATTTTCATTTTCTATTTTCATTTCATTTTGATATACAATATAATGAAAAACAATATAAATATATTTTACAATATCATCTAAAATATATATTATATAAATGAGTATACAAACTTTTACTGGTCATCCGCTTATAAAAAATACCCAAGAATATATGGTTTATCAAAAATTCGTTTCAATCCATTCAGAAGATCGTGATATTATTAAATATCCGAATTCTTCTGCATTTGAGATCGAATTACCAGAAGATTATTTGAACGTTTTATCTGTAAGATTGGCAACTTGGTCATTTCCAGCAAATTACAATACCTTTTCTGAAACAAGTAAAAATATAAATATGACCTTTCAAATTACCATTCCTTATAATCCTGAAGAAAACGGAAATACTGATGCGTTGGCAAATGCTGTTTATAACGGTTTAACATCAAATGAAAATAATAATTATTTTATTACTTTACCACCAGGATTTTACAACCCTAGTCAATTAGTAAGCGTTTTAACACAACTTTTTAATAATTCAGTTACGGATTATCTAATTGATTATTTAAATCAATATTATTCGTCTTTAGTAACTGAATTTACAGATAACGGTGGTTATACAGAATTTGTTATCATTTATGATCAAATCGGACAACGAATTTGGTTTGGTAATCGATGTGATATTTTTAAATTAACAAATTCTAGTCAACTTATAAACAATGTTATTTCTCGTGTGAATTGCACAATCGACGGTAAAATTTCAAATCCATTACCAGATGTAAATTATGGATTACCAAATTATCTTGGACTTCCAATATCTGATTTAACTTCGATTTCTAGTTCAAAACTTCCTAATTTTTATTATGGAGATATTAATCAAGGTGATAATGGTGAGTGGTTAACCCCTGATCCTAATTTACAAGGTAGTCAAGTTTCATTTTTAATTGCACCTGAAAAAATCAATATTTTTGGGGAATCGTATTTTTATATGGATTCACCAGAATTTAACTGTTTAGATGAAACTTCGCCATTCAATATTAGTCCATATACATTACATACAAATAATACAAATGGTATTGTAAATAGTGCATTTGCAAAAATATCTGTTCCTGTAACTCCTTTATCTCAATGGTATGATTCAAATTCTACACCTTATAAACTTTATAATCCACCTGCAGAAAGAATAAGAAAGTTTCGATTTAGAATGAGATATCATAATGGGGAATTAGTCAATTTTGGAAAATTCAATTATTCTTTTACTTTGGAATTTACTTTATATGTGCCTCAACAATCTAAAAAATATAATTTATATGATCCAAAAGTCCGTTAAAAATCAATATTATCACAAAAAAGGTTTTCTTTTAAATAAAATTTTTCAGTATCTGTAAATCCGCCAATAAAATTACCTTTATAAAATACGATTGGAAAGGTTCGATGTGGTATTTCACCATTTATGGTCCGAATAAATTCTAAAAAAAATTCTTTTACAGATGGATCTTCTAAATATGTATCACAATTTACAATCCTATTTTCTATTTTTTCATTTTTTAATAAATCTTTTACTTTCGTACAATAAGGACAGTTGGTTTTGGTATAAATGGTATACCCAATTAAATTCGGTTTTTCAAATTGCATTTTATATAATAAAATGTAATTTATTTTTATATTTTATTTCATGGTTATATTTTTTTATCACAACTTTTTTAGACATTTAGTGAATAGAATAGGTTTCTTTTATCCATCGTAAAAGGAATTCTAAATCACATGTTTTATAATCCATGTCTTTGAATTCTTTTCCGAATTTCTGAATATCGAAAAACTGCGGACGTTTCATTTTTTCAGTTTTGAAGAAAAGATAATCTTCCCCTTTTTTACTTTTTCGTATGGAAATAGAATTTGATATTTTTCTTACAATTCCAACACTACCAGTACCAGTACCAAGACTTTGATTATCTTCTTCTAAAATTGGTTTGATCTCTTCCCACATAATACTTTCTAAAGGACGGTTTCCAAAATTAGATAATGATTTGGTCGTTTTACTTTTCTCTCCATAACAAAGATATAATCCAAATTTACCCTTTTTAATGAGAACCGGATGTCCTTGAAAATCTCCTATGGGTCCATTCTTATTTTGATCATTGGATCCATTCTTTTGTCCATTCTTTTGTTCATCCAATAAATCACTTAATTGATATTCTCTTTTTTCTAATTTATGCAAATCAATCTTGATATCTGGTTTTAAAGATAAAAAGGATACATTGGGTTTTCCGCGTTTCAAATCCGACTTTTCTATTTTTTTAATCACTGGACCATGTTTTCCAATAATATAAAAATGAGTATCATCAATCGGATATTCTATTTTTTTCTCCTGTTGAACTTCTTTTAATCCAGTAATTTTATTTTCTAACATCGTATCACATTCACGACATATATCGGGACCTATTTTTAATCCTTTAGCGATTTGATCCAAATCTTCTTCCATTAATCGGGTATAATCATAATTGAAAATATCCGTAAAATGTCTCATTAAGAATTCAATGACAATAATTCCAACCGGCTGAATAATTAATTTACCTTTTTCATTCCCAAAATCTTTGGACACTTCAATTTCGTAAATTTCTGCATCTTCACTCGTTGTTTTTGAAGTCAACTCATAATCTTTACAAACAAGGGTGTTCCCTTTCACGTCTTGTTTTGTTACATATCCTCTTTCTTGGATTTTATCTACGATGGTAGAAAATGTAGAAGGTCGACCAATTCCTTTTTCTTCTAATAATTGAACTAATCGTGCCTCGGTGTAATGTAATAATTGGTTCTTCAAAGTTGTTTTGGCAAGGATTTTTTGATAAGGAATTACTTTCTCTTGTCCTAGTGTTTGTAAATATTGAAAATAATCAGTAGTTGAAGAAGAAGTAGGACCACTTGTTTTTTGAGATACGATTTTCCATCCTAAAAAATCGATTTTTTCAGAAGAATAACTATATTTCGTGTTGAAATCATTTATTTTTGGACTAGTAATATTTGCAGTGACCGAAAAATAGGAGGCAGGACACATACAGCTTTCCAACGTATTCCGCCAAATCAATTGGTACATTTTTCTCTCTTTAGGACCCAACTTTGTATCTTCATCGATTTTTTTCATTTCAATATGGGTCGTTCGAATAGCTTCATGTGCTTCCATCGTATTTTCTGTTTTTGTCGCTTTGTCTACTTTCTTGGCTTTGTCTACTTTATTGAAGTTTGGTTTTTCTGTTTCTACATGCGTATCTTTAAGAGACATTTTATCAATTTCAACATGAAGATAAGGGTCGCCATATTCTTTTATGATGTATTTTTTTGCAGTATGAAGGAAGGTTTCGCTATACGTTTTACTGTCCGTTCGCATATAAGTAATATATCCAGATTCATATAAAGTCTGACATAATTTCATGGTTTCTTTTGGAGAGTAATGAAGTTCGTTGGACGCTACTTGTTGTAGACGCGAAGTCGTAAAAGGTTCTGGTTGGGTTTTATATCCTTTCGTTGGATTAGAACATGAATAGATGTGGGGAAAATCAATCGAATGGTTCAAAAAATCGAGAACCATATCATTTTTATCTTCGATTGGTTTATTCAATTCAAAAGGAATGTTTTTATTCGTAAAATATCCGACAACATGATAAATCTTGGTAGAAGGATTTTGGTCGATTTCTTGTTGATTGTCATAGATAAGTTTTAACGCGGGGGTTTGACAACGACCTGCACTTAAACTATTTTCCGCATTTCGACTAATATATTTCCATAAAATAGGGGTCACTTTAAACCCAACAATTAAATCTAATATTTGTCGGGATTGTTGAGCTTCGACTAAATTCATATTTATGGTACGCGGATTTTGGATCGATTGTTTAACGGCGGCTTCTGTAATTTCATGAAATACAATTCTCTTGGTTCTCTCGATATTTAAATCGAATATTTGACAAAGATGCCATGCAATAGCTTCACCTTCACGGTCATCGTCGGTGGCTAAAATAACTTCACTTGAACAGTCGATGGCTTTACGAAGGGTAATAATTTGCTTTTTTTTTAAATCATGATCGATGATTTTATAAGTAGGATGATAATTCTTGTTGAAATCAATACAATCTAACGAAGGAAGTTCTCTCAAATGCCCAAAACTAGCAAGACATTTATATTGAGAACCTAGATACTCTTCTATTTTTTTACATTTGGCAGGCGATTCTACAATTAATAAAATAGGAGCAACACTTTTCGAATATGATTTTGACATTACTTGTATAAATAAATATATAAATAAATGTATTGATTGATATATTTATTACTAGATAAGAAGGTTTTAATTCTTTTTATTATATTAATAGATAATGTAAACTAGATAATGTAAAATATTTCGTTTATAACGTAGACTTGAATTGTTTCCAACTAATATTTACTTGAGGACCTTTTAATACAGGTTTTTCCAGATCTTCATTTTCGTTCAATTTTTCCGCCTTCTTTAAAGCACTATCAATATATATTTCCTTTAATAAAGTGCCCACCATAAATGACCCTTCGTGTTGGTCCACGTCACCATTTTCAATCATTTGTAAAACATTTAAAAATTTATTTAAAATAGTTAAATCAATCTCGTTTTTTTTAATTTTATTGAAAATGTCTGTATAATAAGTAAAAAGAAAATTACAATTGTCCATACTTTCAATTTGAAATTTTTCACTATCTAAATTCGTGTCATTGTATTTATTTTTTAATAAAAGGAGAGAATTAATTTCGCGAATGAGAATTTCACTATGTCTCAATTTTCTTATTAATTCAGTTTGATTTTCTACATTATTCGTACTAATCATATTTTGTAATTGGAGGCGTTGATTATCATCCATCGGTACATTCATTTTTCTATAATAATATTATATAATCATATTTATTTAAGTTAAAAAACGATTTTTATATTTTCCATATTTTTATTTATTTATATATATTAATAAATGACATCAACTAGTGTAAAAACGGTTCCAGGATTAACCTTACCAACGGTACAACCATTAATTGCAGCTACTCCAAGACTTTCTGCTATTCAGCAACAGCAAAACGATAATAATTATCAAACAAGATTAATTAAATCTACTGGAGGAAAAAAACAAAAAATAAAAGGAGGGGCTGTCATTGTTCCTCAATTTCAAATGTCGTACAAACCTACAGGAGGTCCTGGACAAACTCCAAATAATGTCATAACAAATATGTCACAAATATCTACTCAGGGAAAAGCAAATAGTTCATTTGATGATCAGGTTTATGGTGATGGGTATGCGAAAAAAGGTGGTAATCGAGATTGGAAATGGGGGTGTTATAGTGGAGGTTATCGTAAATCAAAGAAAACAAAGAAATCAAAGAAATCAAAGAAATCAAGGAAATCAAAGAAAACAAAGAAATCAAGAAAAACAAAAAAATCAAGGAAAGTGTAAACTTACAAATTAATAAAAAGTAAAAGACCGTAAAATAATAATCTCTTTTTATAATAGGAATTATGCCTACAGGTAAAAATTGGTTTCAATTTATATATGTAAATTTTTGTTTTGCAATGTTTATCGTACTTATTTATTATTATGTATCAATCAAAGAAATCAAGGAAAAATGGCCCTTGTATCGTTGTAATCCAATTTATATGCCTTTAGCAGATAATATTCAAGAGAACTTTCAGTTTTGTATTCAAACCACACAGTCTAATTTTATGGGATACTTATTACAACCTCTTACTTTTATTACAAGCGGAATTACAAATGCATTAGGTAGCGCTACCGAAGATATTAACTATGTTCGAACGATGTTTGATAAAGTACGTAATTTTCTCTCTTCGATCATTCAATCAGTATTTGGAGTTTTTTTAAATCTAATCATTGAATTTCAACGAATTACGATTGGTATCAAGGATATTATTGGAAAACAAGTTGGAATTATGACCGCTTTTCTTTATATTTTAGATGGTAGTCTAATGACGATGCAAAGTATGTGGAGTGGTCCACCAGGACAATTGGTAAAAGCATTAGGTAAATGTTTTCATCCAAATACCCCTATTTTATTAAATTCTGGGGAAACCATTCCGATGAAAAAAGTAAAACAAGGTGATCTATTGAATGATGGAAGTCGTGTAATTGCAATAATGAAAATCGATAATACTGGAAATGATAAGGAAATAATATATAAAGTAAAAACAAATAATTCAAATCATCCTTACATTTACGTAACTGGAAGTCATTTAATTTATGATGAAACAACTGAAAAATTCATACAAGTGAAATATTATAAGGACGCTAAAATAAGTAAAAAGAAAATAAAATGGTTTTCTTGTTTAATTACAGATAGTCATAAAATTTTTATTGAAGATAAAATGTTTTGGGACTGGGAAGATCATTTTTTACGTGTTTAGAAAACATCTTTATTATTCTAGAGATAGATGGGATAATTCAAATAGAAACTTATTTGAATTATTAAACAATGAAAGAATTTATAATTTTATTAGAGACTTATTTACAAAAATTGGGTGAAAGAGGGTATTTTGTTTTATTCAAATGTGTAAGTGTAAAAACGTTGTAAATAGGAAAAGGTATAAAAAAGATTATCGGACAAATATATATGGATCCAAATAAAAATTTAAATATTGAAAAAGAAATTAAAGGATTGAATAAAATAGAAAAATTATATGAAAATATCACCTATTTTTCAGAATACGGGTTTACTTTTTTTGTTTTTATTTGTATTACTTTTTTAATTCTTTTAGGTTGTATTTTTTGTTATTTAATGATACATTCACAAGGTATTCGTGACGACTGGGTAAATTCACGTTGTCATCCGTATGTAATACCATTTGCAGGTCTTATTAATAAACCAAAAGATATGAGCATTATAGAATATACACAACAAAATTATGATTATTGTAATCAAACGATTTTAGAAACGATTTCTGGTGAAGCACTTCAACCTTTGACTTATGTAACAAAACTGTTAACGAATGTAACAAATGATATTTTAAAAGCCATACAAAACATTCGTGCGATGTTCGATAAAACACGTACGAATATTCAAGATATGTCAACGGATTTAATGAGCCGATTGTTGAATATCATGGCTCCTTTGCAAGAAATTTTTATCGGGTTTAAAGATGTTATTTCAAAAATGGAAGGTATTTTAACAGCGACCCTTTATACTTTTATTGGAACCTATTACACATTACAATCTTTAATGGGTACAATTGTAAATTTTATTATTAATATTTTAATTGCTTTAGCAGCATTGATTTTAAGTTTATGGATTGTTCCTTTTACATGGCCTGCTGCTGCATCAATGACCGCTATTTTTATTGCGATTTCTATTCCGATGACTTTAATTGTTATTTTTATGATTGATGTATTACATATTAAACCAGATAAATCAATACCGGGAATACCAAGTAAACCCAAACCCCATTGTTTTGATGAAAATACAAAAATTGAAATGAATGATGGAACTTTGAAACCCATTTTAGAAATTCAAGTAGGAGATCTTTTAAAAAATAAGAATAAAGTTACGGCAAAATTAAAATTAATTCGAAATACAAATCAACTATATGATTTAAATGGAGTGATTGTTAGTGGAAGCCATGTTGTTTTTCACGAGAAAACAAAGGATTGGGTATACGTTTGTAATCATGATGATGCAAAATTACTTTCTTCTTATAAAAACCCATACTTGTATTGTTTGAATACTAGTCAAAAGAAAATAGAAATAAAGGATATGATATTTGTAGACTGGGATGAAATCATTCATTTAAAAGAAAATAAAGATGTTTTGAAAAAGTATTTACAAAAACATTCTATTCCAAATTATTCAAGTAATTTTGAAGAAAATATCCATAGATATCTAGATGGCGGACTAGTAGGAAATACCAAAATACAATTATTAAATGGAAAAATAAAGGAAATGAAATTTGTCGAAATTGGAGATGTTTTAGAGAAAGGAGAGAAAGTAGTCGGATTGGTGGAAATTGATGGAATAACTTTAGAAGAACAGTATGTTTATTCTTATGGATCCGGTTCTTTCGAAGGAGGTCCAAATCTTATTATTCATACAAAAAATGATAATTTTACAACAATCGAATTAAATGAACATAAAAAACATCATATCATTGATTTACATGATGAAAATTGTTTGATTAAAAAAAGAAAAAAAGAAAGAAAAGAAGAAAAATTATATCATTTTATTACTGATAAATTAACATTTTCAGTTGAAAATTTATCGATTTATTCTTATAATTCATGTATTGATTTTATATTGGAAATATAAAACAAAATGAAAAACAAAATGAAAAACAAAATGAAAAACAAAATGAAAAACAAAAAGAAAACAAAAGAAAATATATTTATTTTAGGTAAATAAATATATTCAATCGATTTTGTATCTTTTCTTTTAAAAATAAAAATATTATCTATCAAATATGTATAATATGTTGTTCAAAATAGATAAAGAAGCATTAACACTTTTCAATTATTCTATTCGTTATGAAATATTGATTTTAATTGGAATATTATACTTAATTATTTTCAGTCATACCATATGCAGTTGTTCAAAAATCGATGTTACAGAAGAATTCGATACATTACATCGTTATTTAGGTAATAAAAAACGGTGGAAAAAAAATACACCCATGGAAGGGTTTGTAGGTGCGAATACGAATTACGGCGAATCTTCAAAATTTAGTGTTGCAGGAAATAAACCTGTAAATACATCTTCTTGGTTTACTCCGAATTTAGTAGTTACACCTGGACAAAAACCAAGTGCAGGTGTTCAAGCCTTTTTAGATCGTAAGTCTCAACCTGTTCCTCTTCCTCCAGGAGAAATGCTAATGTTTTCAAATACCCCATTTAAACCAGAATGTTGTCCAAATACATATTCCAATTCCACAGGGTGTGCATGTATGACAGGTGAACAATATAATTATTTAATTACCCGTGGATCGAATAATGTTCCTTATAGTGAATATTAAACGGTTGATAATTTATTCCGTTTTATACATGTAAACATGAGATGATACCAAAAGCGACTGCCATAAAACACCACGTTGTTCCGAAAATGTCCACGAGTTTTGTTCCCTTGGTAAGAAAAGAATATAAAATGGCAATACTAAAAGTAAATGATAAAATAGAATAACGTAATGGATATTTCATGTGTCCTTCAAAGATACGTCCATTTAATAATTCAAATCCTCCAAAAGCATAGGTTCCAAGTAAAAAATAGAAAAATAAGAAAATAAATAAAAGAATTCGCCCATAAGGATCGTTGAAGAGCGTTTGAAAAGGCGCCCATACTAAACGACAACTACCATCCATCGGCGTCGAACAAAGTTTTTTTTGATTTAACCAAGACAATAAATAAATCGTAAACGCGGTATAAATACCGATACAAAACAATATCCCTTTGTTTAAGATTGTATTCAACGACGTTTTTAATTGATTGCCGAATAAATACATAAAAACAAGACTTCCTAATACTCCTTGTAAATATAAAAGTACCATAATTGAAAGAGAATAAAAATGATTGATTTTAGAACATTTTTGAGAACCCCATAAAAAGTATTCAATTAATTGCATCGAACCGATTAAAATAGTTAAAACCGATGCAAATAGATCATATTTATTTTTATGAGAAAATCCGTAATATAATAAATAAGTGAAACAAATGAGAGAAATAGAAAAGGTAATCAACGAAGTATTTTGATTGAAACACATTGAATAATTATTTTTATACTATAATCATTTATTTTATCTTTTTTGATGAATATTTTATCTTTTTTATTAAAATATTACATTACATAAAAGAAAATTTATGAAAATTCCAATTCGGTATTTACCTTTGAAATTAACGAAAAAAGATAAACAGAAACAAATAAAAATGTTAATGAAATCTAAAAAATTCTATAAAAAAGATAAATACTATACACGAAAAAAGTTGTCTTCCTATCATAGTAAAACGTCCAATCATATAATGGATGCTCGTAAAATATATAACATAGAAAAAGTAACACCTAACAAAGAATTATCACTGAAAACAGGCTGTTCTTTATCTGCCTTAAATAAAATTGTAAAAAAGGGAGAAGGTGCGTACTTTTCTTCTGGTTCAAGACCCAATCAAACCGCTCAATCTTGGGGACTAGCAAGATTAGCAAGTTCGATCACCGCAGGAAAATCCGCGGCAGTTGATTATGATATTTTGAAAAATGGATGCAATCATAAAAAAAAGGCATTTCGACTAGCAAATAAATCAAAAAAAATGTATAATTATGGACACTCCAAAACAAAAAAAGTAAGTATTTGATATAAAATGCAAAAGTAATGAATATGCAAATGTAAAACGAATATACAAAGGTAACGAATATCAATGATAAATAATAAACATCGTGAAAGTTTATTATTTATTTTACGTATCCAAATATATACCATTTATTTATGTCCTATGTTTATATCTTACAATCAACGGATGGTTCTACTTATGTGGGTGCTACAGTGAATTTAGAGAGAAGATTACGACAACATAATAAAGAAATTAAAGGTGGCGCGCATCTTACTTCGGCAAAAGTTTTAAAAGGGGAAATATGGAAACGAGTATGTTACGTGTCTGGATTTCCAGATTGGAGTGCAGCATTACAATTTGAATGGCGATTGAAACAACTTTCACGAAAACTTCCTTCTAAAATGTTTCCTTTGGAGAGAAGAATGAAAGCTCTTCGAGAATTATTAGCTTTAGAACGTCCAACATCGAAGGCAATGGCATATACGGAATGGATCTCACCACCTGAAATAAATTGGGAAGATGAAAAAGCACAAGAATATTATTCGTCATCTATTTAGTCAATATCATTCACATTCTTATTTTCATCTATCATTGACATAGAATGAAAGTTCCATAAATTCTCTCTTTCCATTTTTTCAATATGACTTGAAATATCTGGTAATTTTATATTATCATTCTTTTTTATATCACTCTCTCTTGACCAACAGTAACATTTCAATAAATCTTCCCAAACATACTTTTCTGTTTCAGTCAACCATAAACGTGTAATATTTTCTTCTTTCTGTTCTTGTGTACAAAAACCACATTCATTTTTTGATATAGGTTGTATAACTGCATGTAAAAATCCTGGATGAATAACTGCATTTACGATGCATCCGCAATTTATTTTTTTGCAAATAGATTTATGATTTTTTGAAAGCATTTGTATTTTTACTATTATATAATAGTAGTTTGTTTTGTTTATATTTGTTTTCTTTTATATTTTGTAATAATTAAAAAATACTCTAATAATATAATAAATTATAGTTCATTTTAAAACATGCAATTTAAACAAAATATCTTTTTTTATATTTTAGTAGGATTTGTATTATTGATTTCTTTAAAGATATATTATGAAAGCGACGCTTTTCAATTAAAATGTATTATTGCATCCAAAGATGGGAACCGTTATTGTGTAAGAGAAAGAGAGAAATTAGAACCAGCCGCCAATTTATTAGCATCGGTTACCCAACGTTGTAAAGATTTAGTTCAGTTTATGGGGAAAAAAAATCCAGAGGATGATCGTGTAAAACGTTTATCAAATGGTTTTAATCCGAAAAAAATAATGGAAACATTACCAACAAGCGAATTGACTGCGTATAGTGAAAATAAAGGAGAGAAAATTGCATTCTGTCTGAATAAAAATAAAGTAGATGATGATTTAATTGATTTAAATACACTTACTTTTGTGGCGATCCATGAATTATCTCATATTATGACAAAATCGGTGGGACATAAACAAGAATTTTGGGAAAATTTTAAATTTTTATTGGAAAATGCAAAAGAAGCTGGAATTTATCAACCCGTTGATTATAAGAAAAAACCAAAAGAATATTGTGGAATGACGATTAATGATAATCCTTATTATGATCTTGTTTAACATGTGTCGGTGTCGTGTAGTATTTTATTTTGAGCCTTGAAGATTTATGATATTCAACCATGCAAAAAAATAGAAAAAAGAACTTAAAGAATTTTTATGTATATCATATAATATAATATTTACAAGAAATAAATGCAAATATTTGTAAAAACACTAACAGGAAAAACAATTACTTTAGAAGTCGAACCTAGTGATACGATTGATGCAATTAAGCAAAAAATCCAAGATAAGGAAGGTATTCCACCAGACCAACAGAGACTTATTTTTGCTGGAAAACAACTAGAAGATGGACGAGCACTAAGTGATTATAATATTCAAAAAGAATCGACATTACATCTTGTATTAAGGTTGCGTGGTGGATAAAAAATGATTTCAATATCATAAGACAAATTATAATAAGATAAATTATTTTATTATAATTACTTACACTTTTAGAGATAATTATTCAAATGAACAAAATAAGGAAATACGATTTTTGACAATCCCTTTTTTAAAGAGATATATTATATATCTTATATTTTAAATAATATGTTGAACGGATCCATTTACGATAATTCCATTTACGATAATTTCATTTATAAAATTCATTATTTAAAAAATAACGAAACCCAAAGTATTTATGTATTTTATGGTGACATTAAAAAGAATACAAATGAAAATAATTTATACGATGAAAAAAATTTATACGATGAAAAAAATTTATACAAACAATGTTTTCATCCAGAAGAACTTGTTCAAATTGAACGAAATAATACTCCGGTTTTTTTTGTATCTTCGCAAATTCATCGAGACGACACGATTGCTAATATTAAAATAAAAATTCTTAAGGAAGTTGTAAAGAACACCAAAAATTTACATTTTTCGATTCCAGAAATGTATTTGTTTTGTCAAAAAAAGGAAAAATTCAATCATTCGGAAATCTATGAAATATTAAGTAATCATAAAAAAATAGAAATCACACAAAATCGACTAGAAACATTTTTATTAAATATTCATGGATCAGGATCAAATGTAACCGCAAACGCAAACAAATTATTTCAATTCCCTGAAAATAAAGAGGTTTTTAATTATGATGACATCTTAAGATTAAAACTTGATGGAAAAAAAATGGAAATAGATAAAATTTTAGGTCAAAAGTATTTTTTCGTAAACGGAGAATACCCCTTTGTTCATAACCCATTCAACGTAAAAGAAAATTACGATTATCTTTATGAAAAATCAACTAGGAAATCCATCGCAGGACTAAATCAAAATCTATTATTTAATACCGGGAATGAAATTACCAACAATAATATTTATTTATGTTTAGCAAAGGATGTTTTGAAAAATGCAGAACAAAAAAGTTTCTCTCAAGAAATCACTTGTAAGATTTATTTTCCTATTTTGTATTCAAAAAAAATCCAAACATTCGATGATTTAATGGAAAAATCGCAGGATTTACTAGAACAAGATAAAAAAGTATTGGAAGATACAAAGATAAAAGATTTTAAAACCGTGGATATGTTTTATAATGTTTATAAAGAGAGAAAAACCGACATTTCTTATTTATCTAGGGGAATACGTTCGATAAAAGCCATTATCCACCCTGAATACCCAATTAAAATGCCGTTGGATGTTATTTTTAAATTAGTACATGCAACGAAACATAACCCGTTAATTAAATATAATCCTGCTTTACGACAAGAGAAATTGTATCGACTTTATACCGATCAGATCTCAATCGACGGACAAAAAATCCCTTTTTTAAATAAAGCCAGTATTATTAAATTAACCAAAACCATTGGAAAAACAAAATCGGTATCTGTTTATTTAGAAAAAGAAAAATCGTATTCTTTTATTTGTGAATTTCTTGAAAACGGACAAATCATTCTTTTTTCAGAATTTGAAAAGCCGGTCCCTGAAGATAAAATAGATGAAATATTGAAAGAATCGATTAATCCACTATTCGATGATATTCGGGATTTTTTACAACAAAATGGATACCAAGTATCCCCCTTTATAAGCTTATATGAAGAAAATATTGAAATCAAATATTTAAATTATGAATTGGAATTGGAAATAGAAAATAAATTAAAATTAGATAAATTGGCTTGTTTATCCGCTATTTTTATACAAGAAAAAGAAAATGATAAATTTAGTCAAATGCGATTTAAACGTGTAGCAAATTTCAATAAAACGAGTAGTCAAGAAGCTTTTATTATTGAAAAATTGAATGAAGGGTTGAATGAGAAACAAATTATTCATGACTTACTTGAAAATTATTCGAATGATTTAAATGAAAATCAAGCAAGGGAATTATTAGTACGTGTTTTTGGAGAACTTGAAATTGAAAAGGGTAAAAAAAAAACGATTATAAAAAATCCTGGATTTAAGACTATTTTTGCATTAAATCAAAATACAGCGATACTTAAGATTTCGGTAGAGAATATAAATGATATTGAATATTTGACAACGATCCCTATTTTTCTAGATTCAATCCTAAGAATAACCCAAGACAAAAATAGTACAAATTATCCAAAAGCATTAATTGATGATTTATGCCATTCACGTATTTTAAAAAATAAGGAAAATAAGGCAAAAAAAGAAACTCTTTTTCCTAAATTAATGATTAACGAAGAGGATGAGGATGAGGAAAAAGAAGAAGAGAAGGAAGAAGAGGATTTAAAAAATGATAAAAAAATACAAAAAATACAAAATGCGATGAAATTATTTTTTGGGAATGAGGATGAGGATGAGGATGAAGAAGAAGATGAGGAACCTGACAAAGGAGGAGCTAACAAAGGTGAACCTGGTAAAAAAGATACGAAACATGAAACATATAATGGTATTGATATGCCAACCGAAATCGAATTAATGAATGGTAATGCAGATCATGAAGACCAAGAAAATACTATCAAAAATATTGATGGTATGAAACTGAATAATCCTTATTTTTTCCAAGAGAGAATTTCTCAAAGAGATCCAGCCCTTATACTTAAAACCGATACAGGTAAATATAAATCTTATTCACGTACATGTTTATCAAGTGAAAAAAGGCAACCGGTTATTTTATCAGATGAAGAATTGAAAAAAATAAACAACGAACAACCTGGTTTTTTAAGAAAAGAAGATGTTATCAGTTATGGTTCTGATCCAAATAAAAAATTTAATTATATTTGTCCCCGTTATTGGTGCTTAAAAACAAATACCGTTTTAGACCCAAAAGATTTTGTGAAAAAAATGGAAAACGGGAAAGAAATTTTAGTTCATCCTACTTGTGGTAAAATTATAACCGGTAATAAAGTAACTCCCGGTCATTATGTATATGAATTTTATAATACACAAGATAAAAAAGAAGGATTTAAAAAATACCCTGGATTTCAAATAGATAAACATCCAGATGGATTTTGCTTACCTTGTTGTTTTACATCTCCACAAAAGTCGGAATGTAAAAATAATGATGAAAAAGAGGGAAAAGAAAATGAATATATTATTGGAATGGAAAAATTTCCTCTTTCGATAGGTCGCTGGGGGTATTTACCGGTTTCATTACAACAATTTTTAAAAGTGGGAGATCAAATATGTAAATCAAATTCGACGAAACCGTGTTTTTTAAGACATGGAGTAGAAACAAATTCAAAACAATCTTTTATTGCATGTATTGCAGATGCGTTTTATTATGGTTCATATGATAAAGTACCAAGCATACAAGAATTCAAAAAAACGATTGTCGAAAATTTATCGTTGGACTATTTTGTCAATTACCAAAATGGAAATTTAGTGAATGACTTTCATGATGCGAAAATGTCTTCCGATAAAATAGACGATTTTTTAATGAAATCTCCGATATCTTTGAAATCGAAATTGTATTCCCTTGTTTATTCTTCTTCTCCAAAAAAAGAGGCGATCCTTTACTATAAAAAGGTAATTAATTCATTTTTGAATTTCATCGATTTTTTAAACGATGATACGATTATTATCGATCATACTTATTTATGGGATATGGTAACTCAGCCTAAAACTTTTTTGAAAAATGAAAAGGTTCCATCGAAAGATATTTACCATCATGGATTTAATTTAGTAATTCTTGAAATACCTGATAATGATATTACTCAAAATATTGAAATTATATGTCCTTCGAACCATTATACTAATGAATTATTTAATCCTAAAATAGGTACTTTGATATTAATGAAAAAAGATGAATTTTATGAACCAATCTATTCTTATCAAAAAAACGAATTTATTTCGATCAATCGCTTTTTTTACGCCGACACAAAATATGATAATATTCGAAATCTATTAAATGAAATCATTTATCCTTTGATGAATACACTGTGTAAACCGCTACCAAGTCTACCAAATACATATACTTTTCAACCACCCATAAAATTGAATGATTTAGAAAATCAACTAAAAATGGTTCGTTCTCAAATAGAAAAATATGTTTTTAATTTTAATAATAAAATAATTGGAGCCATTGTTAATTCAAATGAAAAAAATGGATCCATCTTTGTCCCTTGTTATCCATCTTCTTTAAATACCCTCGAAAAAGATAAAATTGTTTTTATGACAGATCCAGAAATATGGAAATCTTATGAAGAAACCGTTTCTTTTTTATTAAATTTAAAACAAAAAAGTAAAAATAATATCCCTTGTAATCCTGTAATAAATGTGGTAGAAGATGAATTAATTATTGGTATCATTACCGAGACGAACCAGTTTATTCAAATTAACCCTCCGATACAAAAAATAGATGTACCCAGAGATATTTTATTGAAAAAAACGATCAAGGATACGAATACTATTTTGGCTGATGTGAATACGGGAAATTCTCATGAAGAAGATATAGAAAGGATAGAAATGATTAAGAGGATCCGCATGGAATACAATTTCTATAATGTTTTTAGAAATACCATTCGTATATTATTAAATGATTATGAAAATACGAAACAGAGAGAAGAATTAGAAGTGATTATCAATAAAAACTCCTTATTATATGAAACGAAATTACAAAAGATCCAAGAATTATTAAAAAAACTTATGAACGATAAAGTACTTTTTATTGGAGATGAAAAATATTATCAATTAATCAGTGAAGTATCGACATGTATCGTAAAAGATATGGTTCGATGTAAAAGTTCAAATGTATGTGCGATTGTAGAAAAAGAAGGTAAAAGTATATGTCAATTAATCCTTCCCAGAAAAAATTTGATTAATAAAAAGGAAAATGAAGTGATTTATTATGGAAGAATGGCAGATGAATTTATTCGTTATACTCGTATCAAGAATTTCATGTTTCAACCACAAACTTATCTTTCTTTTGGAAACAATCAAGTGAAATATAATCTGAGAGAAAATGAAATTATATTAATTGAGAGTATGATTACGCAAGATTACTTTGAACGTTTAATACCTATGAATAAAAATGCTTATGTTAAAAACAATTCTTATGATGAAGTAGAGCCGAAAAATCATCCTTTATATGAAAATAATGTAAATAGCCAAAGCGTAAAAAAAATTTCAAAATTAACAAATAAAATGTTACTTGATCAGTTGGAACCCGTGGAAGTAGAAAAAGTACAAGAAGCTCAAGAACCTCAAAAAGAACAACAACAGGCTCAAAAAGAAGTTCAAGAACCTCAACAACCTCAGGAACCATTAGAAGATAAAATAAACTCCTCGAATAAGTGTAAAGAAAAAATAGAAGTACCCATTTCCGATAAAAAACGTAATCAACTATTCCCAAATAATTACAAGGAATTCAAATATAAAAATAATAATGTTGCTTGTTCATATGATGTTATCGTTGTTCTAACCAAAATTTACAATAAAGAAAAAACCATTCCACAAATCAAACAAGATTTAATCGAAGTTTATCAACCATATCTTTTAAAATTTCAAACAAAAATAGTCGATGTATTAAAAATAGAAGGAAAAGAAATGTTATGTGATCAAGTACTTCAAGGGTCGATGAGTTTTGAAAATATGATTATGAATGACGGTTATTTTCTCTCTTTTTTAGATTTATGGGTTCTTATTCAAAAATATGAAATACCAACCATTTTCATGGGTACTTATAAATTATTAGAAACGAACCAAACTTCTAAAATTATGGTAGGATACAAAAATTGGGATTTGCCTGATCCAAAAGAATATATTTTTATTGTTACCCAGACAATCACTAAAAAAACACCTATCAATAAACCACCCATTAATCGGTTCATATTAACAGAAACGAATAAATTATTCATAAATATCGATGATTTAAATAAGGAAACCGAACTTTATCAGGAATTACAAAAATCCATAGAAAATCCAAAATCAGTTGAAGATTTTTTAACAAATTTTACGAAAAACCTTATATCGTTATAAATAAATTTTTAGATTGTTTATAAGTCATAAATATTTATATTATAATCATCATCAGAAACCTCATGGGAAACTTCATCTGTATTATCATTTGAACTTTCATCTGTATAATCATCTGAATTATCATTATTTCGTATTGAATATTCCGTAGGAATTCGATCTCTTTCAAGTTTATGACAATGAACGACAAATTTTTCAAATTTGAGTAATTCATTAATATTGATTGTTTTCATTAATCCCAAATGACTAAATAAAAAATATTTATTATTTTTATTACAGGAAAAAGGCGGATATTCATCATTAAAAGTAATTATTTTTTTAAATTTCAACTTTTTTTGAATGAAACCCTTTTCCATAAACGTTTCTTTTTTTTGTATAAAATTTGATCGAAATATAGAATGATTATTTATCGGTATTATTTTTACTATTTTTCTACCGAATTGCGGAAAATAATATCTTAAACGAAATAACATTTTTTCCAATATATCTTCACAATCTCTTTTTTTTTGATAGTCCAAAGAGAAAATACTAATATAAAATAAACATAAATAAGGTTTGAAAATAGAAATGATTTCTTTTACTGGAAAATCAGGATCTACTTTTATTTTACTATAATGTTTTGCATTATAACATTTTAACATATATTTTATTTTAAAAACAATTTCTTTATCATCCATATTATTTAAAAAATTCGAAATCGCACACTCTCTTAACAATATTTGATTTTCTTTTTCAAATAAATCTAAATCAAAATTTGATTGGAAATATTTTTGTATAATTTCTGGGACTGGAATAGATTTGAAAAAAAAAGTAAAATAAATATTATATAAATTTGATTTTGAAAAAGGGATATTATTGTATGGATTTTTGATGGTTAATGGTGAAGAAAAAAAGTTGGAAGAGTAGGTTAATGCGGTTTTAAAAATATTAATTAAATCACTTGTTGTAAAAAGATAACGATTATCTTTATGATAAACACAAATTACATTCTTTTCTTTCAATTGGATGGTATTTAAAGATAGATCTTTATCAATAACCAATTTTGATTTTTTCCATTTATAATGACATGCGAATTTTGAAAAAGCAAAATACGTTTTTTGAGATTGAGAGAAAAAACGCATCATATTATTTTTTATTTCTTCTGTATAGAAAATATTTTCATTCGTTTTTTGTAAAAACATGTATTTTTTTCTTATCTCTTCGACATTTTCTGGAATGGAAAAATAAAAAAAAATGTTTCTGTTTGTAAAAATAAATCTCTCGAATGGATCTAATACAGTTGAGTTTCCCTTGTTTTCTATTTTTTCTATGGTCCGATGTATGATTTGATAAAAGGAATGCATTTTCAGAATGATTTGATTAATATTATTATTTATTATGTTTTTAATATTTATATATTTTTTATTATATAAATATTTACTGGTGAATATTGGTAACTGTTACTTTGCAAGTTTATATTTATTTATTAAATATTTTTAATTCAAATAAATTCGTCTTATTTGTTATAAATAATAAAAAATTTAAAAAAATACCAAAATTCATTAAAATCGACATATTAAAAAATATTTGATTTTGTACACGTATTCTTCTTAATCCATCTACTTCCGTATAATTTGAATGTTTATACATTGAAAATAATAAGAATATAATTGAAGCTGAAAACAAAAATACGGATTCACTATATATTTCATTATATATTTTATTATGTTTTGTTCTTATGGATTTAATAATGAAAATATTCGTTGCAACTAAAAATGTAATACCTAGTGTACTTGAACTAATTTCATTCATTCTTATATGTTCTAGTGGAATATCGGTAATTGTTCCAACAAGTGAGATTTGATACATTAAAAATGCATTTAACCCAATTAATATAAGTCCTGGTCTTATATACGAAGGTTTATTAATTGAATAATACATTGCTGTTGATAGAAGAAAAATTAAAAAAATAATAAAAATAACAAAAGGTAATCCTACGTAGTTTAAATAAATATCACTATAATTATAATCTAAATCTGCTACTTCGTATCCTATTCCAATGATACCCGTACTTTGTAAATGATTATTTGTTGTTTTTGTATATTTTTTAAAATAAGCAGTCTTTTGAACGGCTTGTTTATCAAAAGGATCTTCCCAAAAATAATCCATAAAATTACAACCATTGATGATTTCATTCATATTATACATCACATTTACCAAATTCGGATTGGTAGAAAATTGTTCTAATGCAATATACCGATGATTGACGACACTTAATTCATCTGAAAAATTCAGATTTAATAATTCTTTTTGAAAAGATGCACGTAATATAAAATTTTGATCATTACTATTTAGGTCATTGTCTTTTTCATAAATATAAAGATAATATTTTGTTCCTTTGAATTCTAAAAGTATATTTTTATTATTATAATCTAACCATTGTAGGTAAGTCATCGTGTCAAGTAATTTTACACGTTCATTTAATAAATTCGTCATAATTTTTTGCAATTGGTCTTTGTTATTTAAATTAAATTCTATTTTTTCAATATCTACGGATTTACCTAAAAACTTTTTCCAATTGGATAAATAATAATAATAGTACAAGTATTCAAACATTAAAATAATTAAAAAAAAGATGGTTATTTCTTTCATTGATCTTTCTTTATATAATAATATACTTTTAAAAAATATACTTTTAAAAAATATACTTTTAAAAAAAGTATAGCAAAATGCAAAATGCAAAATGCAAAATGCAAAATGCAAAATGCAAAATGCAAAATGCATAATTATATACACATATTAATGACTTTGCCATATTTTACACTTTTGGATATTTTAATTTTTATTTAATAAACAAACTATCAAATCACCTATGGATATATAAATCTTAAAATGGATTATAATCATCATCCTGTTGTCCCATATCGATTGCCTTAATATTAATCACATTATTTTGTATCGCCAATTTACTTGTATTACAATTATCTTCTAAACTCATATTCCCAAAGAATTTTTCTATTTCTTCTTCTTCATCAGTAGGTTGATATGTTTCATCCACCGCATTTTGTTTTTGTATTTCTTCCAAGTCTAAAATTACTTGGAAAGAACTTGTTCCAAAATATCCTTCTTGACCACACATTACATTCGCAGAGACACCGCGTAAAGTATCCAATTCTGCATGTCTCGCTGCTTTCAAAAACATTTCGGGTGTCTCTTCAAAAGAAGCTTTTGCAATTGGACCTATATTGTCATTATTAATACCATGTCTGAAAATAGAAATCATTTTACTCGTATAAGTCATGCGATCACATAATACACTATAATTATGATAATTAATATAAGTTCCATCGAATTCAATCACTTCCGTAAGTTCGTTGAATATCGATTGACGCGCAGCTTCAATACCAAGAGTATGATACATCTCAACAATATCATTACTAAAAGTACGTCGATTGTCAATATAATTAAGGGTCAATACATCCATTAAATTTGACCCGATGGTATCTAATACAATAATATCTTGTTTTTTATAAATTCCATTTTGTTCTCGAACATTATCTTTGATTTTACGAACAATTACTTTATTCACGCCTTTTACACCACGTAATACAATATTTTGTAAAAGCTGTTCTTGAAAATTCTTCAGTAAATAGATTTGGTCACTTTGATCTAAAGGATTGGCTTTTGCCTTTTTGGACCCGCCTTTATTAGACGCATTTTTAATTACTTCATTCATACGAATACGGAAAATTAATTTATCTGAATTATAATCGCTGAAAACACAGTTGATTTCTTTATCATAAACATTATTCAAAGTGAAATGAATATCATCCATCGTAATGTTTTTCTCCAACATCACTTCATTATCCATTTCCATACGTAATACCCATTTGGAACGCTGATTTTCGTCATTTGATAAATCGAGTTCTGCACATTCTGCTACCATATTTTCAAATACTTTGAATTGTTCCATCGCATCTTTGTCTTCATGAATAAGTGTATTCAAGTCATCAGGATCAAAACAAATTTCTACGGATTTCACGACTTCTTCTAATCGAGTATGTTCTAACATATACATAATGGATTGTGCTTTATCTTTATCAGTTTCGTCTTCAGGTCTTAAAAAGATGGTAAGGGATGGGTTTTTTGGTTCACTCGATAAAGTTAATATTTCTTCAATACGTGGCACACCACGAGTGATGTTCGATTTTGATGACACCCCGGCGAAATGAAAAGTATCCTCGATCGCGAGACCATTATAGATGTTAAAAGTTCTTGTATCTTCGATTGTTAAATCAAACGCATAATTTGTGGTATTTGGAACTTCTTCGATTGATTTTATTTTATCAAAAACTACATCCATATAAGTGTCACAAGTTCTTTCTTCTAAAATAATTTCTCCATCAATCTCATTCGGAATAATGGTCGCATTTCGATGTATATCATATTGATAATTGTGTTTCAACAAATCCACTAAATTGTTTTGTTTGTAAGAAATTTTAATATTTAACATGCTTGACAACTCATGTAACTGGGAACCGGTTATTGACAAAACATATAATTGTTTAATATCTTTACTTCCACGATTATTCGTTTCAACCTTCTTTGGTTTACTAATATAACTATATATGCCTAATGTATTTAATATTTGTTGAACATCAATCATGAGTGATTTTGAAACAGAAGAAATTTTAATGGTTTTTGATTTTTTATCAATAAAACCATCGCCACCAATATATGCATCTATAAAACCCAATAGACATTCACGATTGGAAAACACGATTTTATCTGAAACAAATTTTCCATGACTTAATTTTCCAGACAAGTTTTCTAATAAACGACATAAAACTGTATTGTAAATACGCAAATCTTGGCTTGTCCATCCTTGTTCATTTTTATTCTCATTTTTATAAAGTTTGGTTGTAATGTTCCAGTTTTTACATAATTCTAAAATTGGTCCAAAGTATTCCAAGTCATTATTGGCAATTGATATCTGGAATTTTGTCATACATCCTTCTGCCGCATAAGCACCAAGTAAATATCCAAAATTGTAATCAAGTGGAATTTTTTCCGGAATGGTATAATTATTCATATTGGTTTGTTTCATATAAATACATCCAGGATGAAACAACGTTTTTGACTTGCATCCATTTCGTAATTTCTCATTTACCTTCGCAACAAAACTATCACTACGAGCATAAGGAAGAGTAAATGATTTTCCCTGATGTTTTGACCACCAAGCGTGTTCTTTGTGTTCCATTATTTCCTTTGCTTTTTCTACCTCGCTTGAATAAATATATTCGGTTGGTGGGAAAATCGTTCGTAAATTCAATTCTCGGTTTTCTTCAAAATCAATCGTTTTTGTAGACACTGGTAAATAATCACCTACTTTCAAACTGTCTCCTTCTACAGGAATAATTTTTCCATTCACTAATTTTAAAAAGGATTTAGCCTTTGTTGCAATGACTTCACGTTCTTCTTTGGTTGTTATTTTTAACATTGTATTTGATCCATCTTTATTAATGACCGGATGTCTTGTAACTGCTTCAATACGTTTCCATAATATATTTCCGTCTTCATCACAAGAAGGTATTTCATAATATTCTTCTACTTCTGCATAAGTAGTATCTTTGTCTTTGTAATACTCGATTTTCCTGGCTTCCTGAATTTTCTTTTCAATAAATTCACCAATTTGAACTTTGGTAATTTTATGCTCACGATTTCTTACAATAATTTCTGTTTCATATGTTACGCTATTTAAAGTATTATGAACGATGACACCATAGTCAGTCATAAAAGTTTGATTGGTTGGAATAGTAAAATCATACACATAATTTGTTTGGTCCGGGGTATAAAATTCAATATCCACGATTTCATCCCATACCACAGTTGCGTTGATAGCTTGTTTTAAAATAGATATTTCTTGTTGAATTAATTCTGATTGTGGATGAGATTGGAAAATTTCCAAGTACTTCTGTAAAGTTCTACGTCCAATAGTATCTTTCTTTTTACAATATCCATAATTTCTACTTTGTCCAGGTAAATTCAACGTTTTTCCACAATGTGCAATAATTTTACCTAATCCGTTGATTTTATCAATATATTCTTTCAACGAAATATTCTCATCTCTTTCCGTATATTGAACCAAACTTTCTAATCGATCTTCATGTAATTTCGTACCGATTTTTTCCTTATATAAAGTACTATATTTTGCAGAAATCGATAAATTGTAAAGATTGGACCCACGAGTTAGATTTTCTTTGATCGAGGAAAAGATACCAAAGTAATTTAATAATAATGAAATATCCTTGATTAATTGTTTACTTCTACTACAAACACGAATTTGATGATGTTGTTTATCATTTTGGAAATTTCCGTCTCCATCGAAATAGGCTTGAATAAGAGCTGCTTTAAATTCTAGAGGAGCCAAGAAAGCAAAATCAGGAACCTTTTTCACAAAAGAGCCAGTATCACATGTATCTAATAATAAACAAGCCAATTCTTTGCAAGTGAATTTGGTAGTTATACTTTGTCCATATTCACCTTCCTTTTCACTCACACGACATTCTTTTTCAAATCTTTTTGCAAATTCTTTTGTTTTTTCAATAAAAGTATTTGATATATTGGTAATTGCAATTTCGTGATAATTTATATTTCCTTCTGCTAAATAAGCACCGATAAACCATCCAAACAAAGAATCCAATTTATAATTTTGTTCGTTGATTTTAATGGTTGATTGTGTAAATGTTTGGTCAATATGTCTTGCTACTGGAATTCTCATTCCTTTATTCATATTTGCACCAACAATTGCTTCTACTTTTTGAGTTTCCCCTGAACGGATCAAGTGAGAATGGCTCGTTGTTGTTTCTACAACTCTTCCACTTCGTGTAGTAACTTTCATCATTTGTCCGTTGACAGGATGTCTTGAAATATGAGATATTTTATTCCATTTTGTTTTTTCCTGTTCTGTAACACCAACAATATAATAATCATCTTCCAATTTTTCCAATAGCGTCTCTACACTATTGGTTCCATGTCCTGTATTAAAAGTATAATTTGGAAGTTGTTTGATTAAATTTTCGATGAATGGACCGATTTCCGAAGATATGTGTTCCAATGCTTGTGTTTTTTTGTTTCTTTTTACCATTTTTATTTTTTCACTTGACAAAAGAGACATTTGTGTACTCGTCTCTCCAATACTCTGTCCGGCAATCATTCCAACCATTTCTCCTGGTGTTACAATCGCTCTTTTATAAGTGCTTACGATAGTTTCTAATAATACCACTAAAGCAGAGCGATTAAAACGTTTTACCAAAAGTAAATCTTTGGGTGACAAATAATAATAATAAAGGACTTTAAATAATTGAGTAGGAGGTGAATAATAATTTTTTTCTAGAATTGAATACGTTTCATCGATCATCTCAAGTGCTTCTAAAAAGGTGAGATCCACCAAAGAAGATGAGTTGATATTTAACTGTCCTTGAATATTTCCAATAATATACATAAATGCAACTGGACAATTTACAACACTATCGCCCTTTCTTTTGAAAACGTTGTTGATAATATTTGTACGTTCTTCTAAAAACCATTCGATTATCTTTTTGCTTTGTTCCAACCATTTTCCTTGCTGTTTTTTATTTCTTGTAAGAGCATTCTTTAAAAGGATTTGAGATAATGTCTTGTTTTTCCCCGATTCTTCTGGAATTGTATAATGCGCATAAATATCTTGTGTACTCATAGTAACTAGAGGTAACATTTGATTTTCTACTTTGACTGGATCAATACAATCATCCCCATAGGAAAACTGTACGATTTTATTTTTATTGTTTCGAATAGTCATATCATATCCAACCATCAAATCTTCTAATCCTTTAATTAATCTTCGCTGTATATACCCTGTAGTACTAGTATCACGTACTTGAAGACCGTTGGCAAGTCCAAAATTTAAGGTAGAAGGAATGGTTAAATCATATACTTTTGGATGTTTTTCTACGCCAATGATATTAATTTCTACGATTTTATCCAATACGGTATTATGATAGGTATCGAAATTGCGATGAGAATTTCCCCAAACAATATTACGCATTTTTGTATTTTTGGTTTCTTCTAATAAGGAAATCTTATTTGTAAATATTTGTCCCCATTGACAACGAATGGACATTCGATAACTAGGTTTGATATTTTTGGTTTCCAAATTATTGGATTTCAATTGAGATTGAAATACTTTTCCAAAAATACCAAACCTTGAACATAACATCGAAATACCCTCGATCAATCTTTTTGAGGCAGAACTAACATCAATGGAATTTTTAGAAACGAATCCATCCCCAGAGTAATAACCACTCAATAAACCAATGATAAATTCTTCGGATGCAATAAATGCTTCGGTAGGTACATGTTTTTTATCTGCTCCATGACCAACTAACTTTGTCAAGAAAGTAGATAATAAAGAAGAATTACCTGTGATTGTGGTTGTTTTTCCTCCAATTTTATTAATTCTTTCACGTTCTACAAAATGAATACCGAATTTTTCAAACCATTGTTTCACAAAACTTCGAATATTTTCATCATTATTTGTAATGGTTACCGTATTTTTATTTGCATTTCCTTCTGCTAAAAATAGTCCAATGAAAATACCGTTTTCATTATTTAAAGCGATTTTTTCTGGAATAAAAGTATCTTTTCGATTTGCGTGATAAGGATAAATGTATCCGTCTTTGATATTCAATAAATTCGAACGAACACTCGTTCTTTGCAAAGATGATTTTTTACTGTAAGGAAGTGTAAATTTTGTTCCATTATTCTCATTCCACCACCCTTCTGGTATTTTCTTTTTATTTTCCATTGATCCATTCATTGCATTCAAAGCACAATTAAAATCCGTGCCATAAACAAATTCTTCTTTTGCAAAATACTTTTTCATATCGATATATTCTAATACAACAGGAGGCTGACATAATTCTGCAGTCACTGGAACACAATCTCCTACTTTAATGTCTGGCGTTAGCATTTCTTTGAATTTCTTTGTCTCCTTATTCCAAATCAACAAGGATTTACTTTCTGTAACAATCACATTTCTTCCACCATACGTTTTAATCTCATATAATTCTGTACCAGGGTCATGACGGGTAATTGCCGTAATATTCCCCCATGTAATATGTCCATCTTCATCCGTAGTAGGAATAAATATATTTTCTTTTTCGGTTTCTAATAATTCCATCTGTCTTTCCGTAAAATGTTTGATATCTTCTGGATTTTTTGCAAGTCGTTCGTCGATCCATTTACCGATTTCAATATATACCGGTTGTTCATTTTCAATAATAACAATCGGTGTTTCCCAAGTAACTGATTTCACAGCGGTATCAATTAAACCTACACGACCTCCCATCGCATGAAAGAACATTTCTTGAGGAGTAAGTCCATTAATATATGAACTTTCTACAAATCCACGCGCTCCTGGGGAGTCATCATATTTTGTGAAATGAGGAAGGGTACGATTTTCAAATCCATAAGGGATACGTTTACCATCTACATTCTGTTGACCTAAACATGAAATCATAAAGGAAATATTAAGTTCACTTCCTTTTGAACCAGCATTTACCATCGTCACAAAACGATTATTTTTACTGAGATTTTTTAAACCGATTTTACCGGATTCAGAGGATGCTTGGTTCAAAATATTATTCACTTGGGTCTCAAATTCTTCTTCATTTGTTTTACCTGTACTATTATCAAAAACTCCGATTTGTACTTGTTCTATTAAATTTTTCACATCTATTTTCTTATTGGTAATTACTTGAATGATCGATTGGTTTGTTTTAGCATCAGATATTAAATCACTAATACCTACACTAAATGCAGTTGATTTCATATATTCTGTTACTACATTCTGTAAATCATCGATAAAATTCGAAGAAGCCATATTTCCAAAATCATTACATATTCGATGTAATAACCCTTTTGAACCACCACCTAGTACGCTCTTATCCATTTGACCACGAATGTATTTTCCGTTGATAATTTCTAATAAAGCATTTGAATTTTTAGGATCGTCCTTGTCGTCAACAAATGCTTTTGTCTTGTATTTTAAAGTAAGTGGGTGCATGATTTGTGTTAAAATATTGAAATTGCTGATTTTTCCATTGTTTATGGTTAATGCTTCTAATAATTCTTGTTCATTCACGCGATTAAACATCATCAAGATATTCATTGCGTCACGTGGTGTAAATTTAATATTTTCTCTTGTAAACTGATAACTACCTAACATCGAATCTTGATAAATACCAATAATGGGAGAATTGTTACCTGGACTTATAATTTGAAATGGTACTGCTGCTAAATTTCTTAATTCTGCTTCGGACTCTGGATCTTGAGGCATATGTAAATTCATTTCCAATAATCTCTATAGTTTCCTATAAAGCCAGACTATACCTTAAGCCTTATCCGGTTGATTAAACCTTCATTTAAGACCCACAACCGTCTAGTCGTTGAACCTTCCCCTTGCTCTTATCATAACGAGTTTAGGGGCTTGGCTGCGGATTGCCCAATCCTTCACATTATTACCTTTGGGTTCGGCTATTAACCGAGTTCCTCTTGAATGTTTCCAATTAAGAGTGGTAGTGAAGGCTCTAAGGGGTTTCCCGCAATTTGGTTATGTCGCTTTAAGGGAACCTACGGTTCCCCTAAGACCCCTCCCTTTCTATTCATAAAAAGGGTTGAAATCTTAAGGAAATTTCAGTTCGATTAAAACTAGGGAGTAGCACGCTTTTCACGCTCCCTGTTGGGGACAAAATGGATTACATTTGTTGTCTATCCCCATCGAAGTCCGCATTGTAAGGTTTTGTGTCAGCTACGTTCATACGAAACGTATCCCCACGTTTCATAATTCTCGCAATATGACACATCATTGACATTCTATGTAAAGTCGGTTGTCGATTGAATAAAATGGCATCTCCATCCATCATGTGTCGATGGACTACATCACCTTCTTCTAATACAATCGAATCACGATCAATATAACGTAAGGTAATCGATTCGCCATTCTTTTTATCGAGGATTTTTGCTCCTGGAAAAATATCTGGTCCATTACGTACAAGTGATAATAAGAAATTCTTATTCATCGAATTTACTACGACGGGTTTTGTTATATTTTTCGCGACTTTCATCGGAATACCTAATTCACGGATTGAAATATTCGGATCGGCTGTAATAACGGAACGTGCACTAAAATCCACGCGTTTCGCCATTAGATTACCACGCATACGACCACCCTTTCCATTCAAACGATCCTTAATTGATTTTAAAGGACGACCGCTTCTTTGTGCTACGGAAGATACACCAGGAATTTTATTATCCACTTGTGTAGCTACATAATACTGCAATACGGTTGTCCAATCATCCACTACATTTGCCGGTGCATTTGCCTGTATTTTTTCTTGTAATGTTTTATTTGTTTTTATAATATTTACTAAAATATGACTTAAATCGTCTTCTGATCTTTGTTGTGCATCATGTTTTACCGAAGGACGAATTGCAGGAGGAGGAACAATCATTACTTGACAAATCATCCAATCTGGTCGTGACCATAAAGGACTAAATCCCATAAATGTAATATCATCATCACTTATTCGTTTAAATATTTTTAATACTAATTCTGGAATTAATTTAATCACAATTGGTTCTCCTCCATCCGAATCATTCTTCCATTCTGCAAAAATACTTGCAAAACCTTCCTTGCGGATTTTAGTAGGTTGTAAACATCCACAACCGTCTTCCGTATCTTCTCCACAACGATTGATTTTATTACAAAGACCAAATACATATTTCCATCTTGCTTCTCCTTGAAGCTTCATCGCCTGTTTATATTTTTCTTTACTAATGAGAATTTTACTGCATTTAAAACAAACACAACGTAATACTTTTAAAATAGTATTTAAATATTGTATATAAAATACTGGACGTGCTAGTTCAATATGACCATGATATCCAGGTGTTTTCATATAATCTAATCCGTCGGTGGGACAAATAAGACCTGGTTCCAAAACACCCATACGTGGATCAAATAATCCACCGATCACCGGTTTATTATTCACATAAGTATTACGATTATTTATCTCTGCTACGGAACTCTTACGAATTTCCTCGGGAGATAAAATACTAAATTGAATACCAATTACTTTGGAAGGACGAACTGGAACTTTGGAATGAAAATGGTTGCCGTACATGTCTTAACTTATTATTATATTTATATTTAGATTGTTTTCGTAATATTTCAAAATCAATTTTTTGACTGAAAAAAATACTAAAAAATATTATTTGTTTAATATATAAATGAATAAAGATTATTCGATTATATATAAAAAATTTGCAAAATATATTCCTCTAAATGAAATGAAAGGATTACAATGGTTTGCGTTGACATCAAATTATGGAACAACTTATGGAGATATAACCAAAAAATATCATTTTAAAGAAAAACCTAAATTATTAGATATCGGAAACGCAAATGTACGTAGCATGATTAAACAAACGATTGAACCATACGATAAAAATATTATAAAGTATAGCGATCCAGATGAACAATATTCAGGTGGATCAATGAATAAAAAATATCATGATCTTGTGAAACAGTATTTTGGAGAGAAATATGATGGAACCATTATCGACGAAGAAAACTTACAAGGAAATGATGAATATTCGAAAGAAGATCTAGAAGGACCAACTGAAATTGTTGTTTGGAAAAATTATCCTGAATTATTGGAAGAAGTAGATTTTACTGGAGGGTTCAAGAAGAAATCTAGGAAACTTAAAAAAACCAAGAAAACCAAGAAAACCAAGAAAACCAAGAAAACCAAGAAAACTAAAAAAAACAGAAAATAATCCTAAAATAGAAATGAATTTATTTTTTTTTATGAAGACATTCTTTAAATAATCCTGGAACAAATTTACCTTTTTTAATCATGTCAATATGGTGTGGACAAATCGGTTTTTTATGTGTTTTTTGATGTTTACCATGATGGTAATGACTTACGCTTTTATAACCCTTTCCTTTTTGAATAGAAACTAATCGAACTGTTTTTTTACCACCCTTGTGTTTTATTTCCTTGTTGTAATAATGAAATTTCATGGTTTTTGTTTTCATACGAATTGTTTATATAAATATAATTATAAAATAAAAATATATATTTAATTATAAAATGGAACAAGTCATGCTAATTCATTTATTACATATTTTCATTTTCGGTTCTCTCTTTTTATATGTCGGAATTCAAACAAATAAAATACCTACTTGGTTATATTCTGTATTATTTTATTTAGGTATTATCATTCTTTTCTATCATAGTTATAAAACATATGCTTTATTGAAAGCGGGCAAAAATCCATGGATCAATCTATTTCATATTTTTATCGTAGCTCCTTTACTTATTTATATTGGATTAAACGGATTAAAAACACCTTTGTATCTTTATCAATTTATTTTAATGTTGGCTTTTACGGTGATCGGTTATCATGGTTATTATTTATTAATTGATTGGAAATAAACAAAAGGTAAATCCATTTAGATGAATGAATTGTAAAATAATATTATATATTTATTTATAACATTATTCAAATTTATAACATTATTTATAACATTAATTTTAACAATGGGAGGAAAGGACCCAATCTTTGGTTACCACCTTTTCTACGCTTTCTAACGCCCCTTCCACCCATCCCTGATATCTTGAGACAGCTTCCCCTACAACTAAAAACCCTTCTTCAGGATGTTGAACCGCTTTTACAAATTCATCACGATTTCGGAAAGTAGAACCTTTGGACAACGGTTCAAAATAATGGGTTCCAATATCCCAATAAAAATCCTTGATTGCCTTTAAGGTTAACGTATTTGGTGGAATACCTAATGACTTTTCAATTAATCGAGAGAAAAAAACGCGATTTTCCTCCGTATTTTCTAAATGAGGTTTTAGAGCGATTGCATTGGCATTATCACTATATGCAATCATATATACTCCTTTTTCCGAATTCATCGGTAAAATTTTTTGTAAAGGTCCAGGTACTTTAATATAATGTTTCACATATTCACTCATTATTTTAGCGGATTGCTTATTAAACTTACCATATAAACGTAAAAAAGGCTGTCCATGGATTTGCTGATAAATACTTGTTTTATCACTTGCCCCAGGAACGATTGATTGGATCGATGCTATGGTAGTCGCCAATATCACTTTATTCGCGTAATATTTCTCTCCTTTTTCTGTTTGAATTTCGAATTTTGTTACACAAGAATTATTTTCTTGTATTTTTTGAACACTAGAAACATTTTGTGAAAATCGCAAATGTTCCCAACCTATTTTATCACACAAAGTAAGTACGATTTGTTTCCAAGGAATATTCAAGGCAGTCCATCCAGTTTGATTATCATCCATTCCATAATTATATAACGTTTCTTTAATGTCCGCATTTTCATAATCGGTATATCCAGCAGATATTTTAAAATCCGTATATAATTCTTTACCAAGAATTTTCTCGGAAAATTGTCCAAAAGTGAGCGAATGAAGAGAAGGATGTTTTTTATATTCTTTTTTCAAGAAATTCACTATTTTTATTAAATCCACCGGTCTTTTTACTGTCGTCGAATAATCCATAATTGAATCAAAAGGTTGGAATTTTATTTTCAGTTTTTGCATTAAATGAATAAGAAGTGGATTTTTATCGAGACGACCAATTCCTGCACCAGTAACGATGGTCGTTCCGTAAAACGTTTCGTTGCTTGTACGACCCCCAACCCATTCTTTTTTATATTTTTCTAAAATTAAAAAGGTAGTTTTGGGGGCATATTGTTTGATTTTATAGGCACTATATAATCCAGCCATTCCACTTCCAATAATAATAATATCGTATTCGTTCATTTTCTTGTTTTCAATTTTTTTCATTTCCTTTACGTAAAATATAAAATAGATTATAAAGTAAATATATATTATATACTTTTTAATGAAATTATTTTTAGATGAATAGAAAATTGATTTGATTTTGATTTAAAATTAATATTCTATTATATTATTATAAGTATTTACGAAATTTAAAATGACCAAAGAATTCAAACAATATTCAAAAAAGAGCTCTACAAATTCGAATGTTAAGAATTCGAAGAATTCTAAAGAAACAAAGAGAGAACATTTGACTTCTAAAAAAAAACAAAACAATCATTCGGATAGTAGTGATTTCGATGATGATGGATCAAGTGAGTTTGAAGAAGAAGAATTGGAAATGGATGAACACGAATATCGTAAATTCTTATCGAAAATTTTCCCTTCCAAAAATTTGAATGAAAAGGTTAAGTCAGGAGAAAAAATGAAAAAATCAGTCAAAGAAGATAAACCTATTGAAAAAGAACAAAAAAAGAAATCAAACCATTCTTCTAAGGAAAAAAATAAAAAATCTAGAAAAGTAGTCGAGGATGTGTCGAGTTCTGACGAGGACGAGGAAGAAGACGAAGAAGACGAATATTATTCGGTAGATGAGGAGGATGAATATGATGAAGAAGATGAGGATGACGATTCGGTAACATTACTATCTAGCTCAGAAGAAGAAGAAGAAGAAACGATTGTTCGTAAAAAAAAGTCAAACTTAAAAATAGATAAAAAGTCAAAAAAATCACCAAAAAAATCAAAAGAATATGAAGGTGAAGATGATTCCGATATGGATACAGAAAGTGATCAAGAGATATATAAAAAAAAGAAATCAAAGAAAGGTAAAAATGAAAAGGTTAATATTATTTTATCGATTGGTGGGGCGGATGATGATTATGATGATGAAGATGAGGATGAAGATTGGGAAGATTATGAGGATGATGAAGAAACCGAAGATGAAGATGTGTCTGTTTCGTCTGACTCTTCTAGTGAAACAGAAGAAGAGGAGGAAGAGGAAAAACCGAATAAAAAAAAATTAAAAAATAGCAATAAAAATTCAATTGTAAAAATAAAAGAACCATCTTCAAACGTCGTGTCGGAAGAAACAAATATAAACAATACAATAGATACAACAAATACGTTGAAAGAGAATGATGATTTCTTACTAAATCTAAAAAAACTTTATGAAAATAATAAAAATAATAAATCGATCCAAAAATGTATTGAAGTTTATGAGAAAGAAATCGAAGTATCTAAAAAAAAGAGTGAAAAAAAGCAAATTAAACAAAAGGCAAAAAACACGCGTATTTTCCGTCGTATTCTGCGTGATAAAAATACGATGAACGATTTTACATTCTTTGAGAAATTGGAAATGGAAACACAAAAAAAAATGATTAAAGAGTTACGTGAAATTAATAAAATGACACGTATCGAAAAACCATATCGTATGAGTTTATTAGAAGCAACGATACCTCCTTTATTTAAAGCAGCTGCTATGAAAAAAGTGAATTCATTACGATATATGGAACCAGGAAGCGGTGAATATTATAAAATCAAGACATGGGTAGATACTTTTATGCATCTACCTTTTGATCAATATAAAACTCTTCCCATTCATATTAGTGACGGAGTAGAGAAATGTCATGATTTTATGGAAAATGCTAAACAATTATTAGATAATGCGGTTTATGGTTTGAATGATGCAAAAATGCAAATAATGCAAATGTTAGGACAACTAATTACAAATCCAAGTGCGATCGGAACATCCATCGCAATTAATGGACCTCCTGGTACGGGTAAAACCAGTTTAGTAAAAGAAGGTATTAGTAAAATATTGAACCGTCCTTTCGCATTCATCGCTCTGGGTGGTGCAACAGATAGTAGTTTCTTAGAAGGTCATTCCTATACTTATGAAGGTAGTATGTGGGGTAAAATTGTTCAGATTTTGATTGATAGTAAATGTATGAACCCGGTCATTTATTTTGATGAACTGGATAAAATAAGTGATACTCCAAAAGGGGAAGAAATTGCAGGTATTTTAACACATTTAACGGATACTAGTCAAAATAGTCAATTTCACGATAAATATTTTGCAGAAATTGATTTTGACTTGAGTAAATGTTTGTTTATTTTCAGTTATAATGACGAAACGAAAATTAATCCGATTTTAAAAGATCGTATGTATCGTATCCAAACAAAAGGATATGATAAAAAACAGAAAACCATTATTTCAAATGATTATTTATTGCCAAAAATTCGTGAACAAGTATGTTTCAACACGGATGATATTATTATTCCAGATGAGACCATTCATTACATTATTGAAAATTATTGTCATAAAGAAGATGGGGTGCGTAATTTAAAACGTTGTCTAGAAATTATTTATACGAAGTTGAATTTATATCGATTAATGAAACCCGGATCCAATTTATTCGAAGAAGAAATGTCGATACAAGTCGAATTCCCATATCAAGTAAACATTGATATTGTAAAAAAACTCATTAAAACGGATGAAAAAGATAAATTAATGAGTGCGATGTATAGTATGTATATATAAATATAGTATAGATATTGATATTGATATATATATTTTTGAAATAGGTGAATAGATAGAAAATATTTTATAAATTGAATTGTGTAATTACCTAAAATAAAAATAAAAATAAAAATAACAAGATCAATTATTTTTAGAAGTGGATAAAAATTTGATTTCTTTTTTTACGTATTCAAATTTTTCACAAAAGTCAAAAAATAAATATTGAATTTGATGTATTTTTTCGTTGGAATATTTTACACCTTCATATTTTTGAATTGACTGGTAACTAATTCCTTCTTTCGATAGATCGTTGATTTCACACATTATATCACATGTTTCTTCGCAATAAAAATTAGATAATGTCCCTTTTATTTTATGAGAAATATTTTGTATTTTTTTATAGTTTTCAAAATTAATTTCTTTCTTAAGTTCCTTGATTTCCATTTCGATTTCATTTTGTAAATCACCAAATATTTCTATCAAAAAAGGTATGTCGTCGTTTCCATAATTATAATTATAATATATCTTTTCCCAGTCGACTACTTTTTTTGGTTTATTAGAAATCATATTTTTATTATATTGAATATTACCAATATAATAAAAAACACAAAAATATTTATAGAGTGTTGAATATAGAATATAAATATTTTGTTACCATACCATATATAATTTAAGGATTACCTTGTCCTAATTCAAGAGGAGGACGAAGGAAATCTGGAGTAATGGTACTCTGGTTCCATGGTCCAACATATAATTGCGGATTAGGAGGTTCACTACGAATTTGTAAATTGGCGTTTCTTAATGTTTGACCGATGGTATCAATACCGATATGATAACCAGCCTTTAATAAATTTACATTTGCAAGTTCACCTTTTCCACTTGGATTTAATTGACCCCATTGACTGTTTGTATCTTTAGGTAAAAGCTCTGCAGGATTTTGAATATTTGTTTGTGAACATGTGGAAGGAAGACCAGGTGAAGTGGTTTGAACACCTTTGGCAGATGCGAATACTTCATTTTGACCCATAGGTTCAGATGGTCGAACATTTCCCATCATACCATTACCTTCAGCTAAACTTAAATCAAGTTGACTAGGATTTCTATATTGTCCTTGCATGCTTTGATTTGATTCATAGCCAGACATTCCTTTCGAATTTAAATAATTAGCAAATAAACTAATGACATAGGCGACAATTAATAGACAAATAATTGCACCAATACCATAATCATTCCAAATCTTTTTAAAGGAGATACTCATTATATAAAATGAAGGATAAAATAATTTTAAGAATACATATTAAATTTAAAAAATTTAACAAAAGGAACAAAATTTACTAAAGAATGAAAATAAAACTCAAAACCTAAAAACCAAGAAAAGCAATAACCTAAAAATAATTTAAAAGATTATTTACTAAAATTCAAGATCATTAATTTCATTTTCGCCAAATTCTTCCATTTCTTCTTCAAAATCATCATCACTATCATTCAAATTTTCCAACATATATGTTTTTTTAATATTTTTTGCTTCTAAATAAGCGATTAATGAATTTTTTTTGCACTCTTTTGCTCGTGTTCTTGCTTGTTTATATAATTCATAATATACTTCATTCGGCTTTTTTAATGTAATTGGTTCTGAATTCGTTTCTAATTGGATGGAAAATTCTTTTAAATCATCTTTATTATCTTCCATTTCAGATAATGAAATTTGTATTTCTTCAAATAAATTATTTTTGTTATTTTCAATTTCAGAAGTTTCAATAAAGACATTTTCTTCTAAAGGTTTTTCGTCACTTATCTCTTTTTCTTCTAAAGCTTCATTTTCGATAATTAAAGTAGATGGATCAAATGTTTCTAATTCATCTAAAATACTTTCTCTTTCTTTTTCTTTTTCATAAATAGTTGTATTTGTAGTTGTATTTGTATTTGTGTTTTGTCTTGTAGTGGCAACATTTGCATTCGCACTCGCAGTCGCAGTCGCACTTGTGTTTTTTTTTATTAAACAATTTTCAAAAATAGGTTCATTCAGAACCATTATTTGTTTTAATTCAATATCAATTTGAAAATTACGATTGGTGAATTTAATGCCTTGAATTTCTAAAATCGAAATAATATTTGTTTCTGGTTGAATATCTTGAATTCCTAAAGACATTTCATTTTCATCATATATTTTAATGTTTGGATCGCCAGTAATCGGATTATTTTTAATATTTACACGGACTAAATAATATTTACCGGATTTATATATTCGAATTGGCGAATTAAAAGCAGTTTCAATATCATTCATATCTAAAGTTGTTTGGAACCAAGAGTCGGATTTTGAATAAATAAGTTTTTGACACGTTTCTTCTAAATTTTCAAACCATTGAATTAACGTTTCTGAATTTTTATCAAACATTAAATCACAATAATATTTTTTACCTGATTTTACAATACCTTGTCTGGTAAGACTTTTTGTAGTTTGAATATATAATGGTTTATTATTGAATTGAAATTTTGTAAAATAAGCACCTCCTTGAATTCCTGTTGGAATGGTTAATGATAATTTAGAGAATGGAAAATCTTCATTTGGTTCAATAATGTTGTCCATAAAAATATATCTATTTAAAGTTACCTAGAAATTTTTAAATACGTCTATAACGAATTATTCATACATTTAGATTGATTGAAAAATAATCGATTTATATACAAGTATACCATTTATTTATTTTTATTTTCTCTGATAATTATATAAAATGAAACGATCTTTAGGTAGAAAAAGTCATAAATTAACATCAAGTAGAAAACATAAAGGAGGAGAATCACAGCCATATAGTAGTGCAGCAACTTATCAAAATTGGATGCTTGGATCTGAAAATGATCAATATGGAAGAGTATTTGACCAATCAGGACCAAATACTAGTCAATCAAACGCTATCATGGCAAATGCAAATTCAGGATCAGTCGGATATTTACCTTATCAACGTGCAGGTAAAGGTCGTCGAAGTAGTAGTCGTCGTGGTAGTAGTCGTCGTGGTGGTCGTCGCAGTAAAAAAGGAGGTTTTTTAGGAAGTGTTGTTAATCAAGCCATCGTTCCTTTTGGTTTAGTAGGATTAAATCAATATTACGGAAAAAGACGCGGAAGTAAAACACGTAAGATGTATCGACGTTAAATTTGTAAAATCGATTATTCATTTTTTTCCTCCATAATCGGTGGAGAAGGTCGAAGTATTTTTATTAGTTGTTCAACATATTTATTTTTAGGATCATTATTTTCTACCTCATTATATTCGGAATGAAAATTTTGATTGATAGTTCTTGTAATTCCTGTATCATCCGACGGGAGTTTAATTTTTCTATTTATATATGTTTCTTGAGATTGATATATATAATGAGCAATATAAGCAGGAGCATCTTGATAATTTGTATTTGTATAGTTCATGGCTAAATGATGAACATTCATTAATTTGTTATTTAAATTAAATAAACGGTAAGGATTTTTCATGGAATAATAATGTGGATTAATTGACTGTATGACTGCTCTTGGACGAACAAATGTTTTTACATGTGGGTTCAATGTTTTTTCAGATTTTGTATAATTTTCTAAAATTAAACCTGGCGGCTCCTTACCATGGTGATTTGATCCAAACATTAACCAATTTAAAGATAAAGAATGTGCATGATGATAACGATTTAATAATTGTTTTATAGAACGATATTGATTTAAAATAATAAATTCATCTGCGTCTAAATAAATAAACCAGTCCGCATTATTTTTTTTTGCTATTTTAAAGGCTTCATTCATTAAAAATATTTTTACAGGGTTTTGAATATCACAACGAATAATTTGAACATTTTTATCAAATGGAACAATTGGTGGTTGGGATTTATGGTCAAAAATAATTATATTTGTGAACCCAATCAGTAAATGATGATAAGCCCATTCTTTAATATGTTTTTCATTACGAGCATTTGTGAATAAAAATATCTTTTTGGTAGGTGGGTAAATAATATTTGGGTTTTCGATCGTTTTATTTTTTAATAATTGAAATCCATGAAACATAATGATATTTATTTATATAAATATATATCATTATTTCTTTATTTATATAACGTTTCTTTTATACAACCTTTCTTTCTATGAAGTATAAATTTTGACAAGGATAGGTAAAAAATAAAAAAATTCTTTATTAATAAATATAAAACATAGAATTCATGAATTCTAATCCAAATAAACAGTTTGAAAATAATGTCCAAAAATGGGTTTCGATTGATAATCAATTAAAATTACTGCAAGAAAAAACAAAAGAATTGAGAGAACAAAAAAATGTCATTGGAAAAAGTATGCAAGAATATAGTTCTCAAAACAATCTCTCCAATGCAACCATCCAAATAAGTGATGGAAAATTAAAATTCGTGAATACAAACGTATCCACACCTTTAACCTACAAGTTTATCGAAAAATCTTTAGGCGAAATTATTAAAAATGAAAATCAAGTGAAACAGATTTTAAATTACTTGAGAGAAAAGAGAGAAACGAAAGTCGTTCCTGAAATTAAAAGATTGTATTCATAATTCAATTTATATTTATATAAATATGTGTATATAAATATAAATTTATATAAATATATATAAAATTGGATTATGAATGAAGATGATTTTATTTATTACAAAGACGATAAAAATAATTTAATGAGTGGTGGTTTTAGTATGAATTTACTTGCATTAAAAAATGGATTATCTCCTTTGTCTGGAGGCGAAGTCAAAGGCGAAGTCAAAGGCGAGGTGAAAGGCGGAGGCGAAGACAGAAGTTTACATGATACAGACTATAGTCAAGAATTTAAAGATCATATTATACCTTCTTTTTTACATTATCAATTAGCAGGTGAACATGATAATTATTCACAAAAAATGTCGGAATTATTGAATGTTTATGAAGATGATAATGAACAAAATGATGAAAATGAAGATCAAGAGGGAGGAGATCTTTATGAAAAATTACTAGATTTAGTAACCATGAATAAAAGTAATAAAAATAGAAACAAAAACAAAAACAAAATTTCTAGAAAAGAACCAAAAAACAATAAAAATACAAAAAACAATAAAAAAACAAAAAAAAACAAAAAACAAAAAAGTTAAGAATTAAAATTTGGTCCATGTATCATAATTGAAGGGTGATACGATAATATCATCCACTTGGGTTTTCCAATAATCTATTTTTTTCTGAAAAAGGATATCTTCTTGTGTTTGTGGGAAAGGTGAAATATTCTCCATATATTCTTCATCCTCCTTTGTGATATGTGGTTTTTTTCCATAACAATTCACACCGAATTTTACTTGTGGATTAGCTATATATCCACCATTGATACCAGGACGACCACAATCATGTTCGTGTCCTTTTATTTTTTGTAATGAATCATATGTTTTTTGTTGGGTAGGGAAAAGTGCCATTTGTTGATCCGACCATCCATAATTACACCACTCACCGCCATTTTTATATAGATTTTCTACTTCATCATATTTTGCTAAACGTGCACCATAAGCACTACAAAGAGCTTTTGCATTTGGATAGTCATAATAATTACCAGGAATATTGAAAACTTCATCCTTTGGATTATTCATGTTATTTCCTACATTTTGATTATTCATGAGATTTTGATTATTCATGAGATTTTGATTATTCATGAGATTTTGATTATTCATGAGACTTGGATTATTCATGTTATTTCCAAGATTTTGATTATTCTCATTATTTTTAACGTTTTGAATATTTACGTTTAAAGGAGGTTTATCTACAATATCAATATCGATTTGTCGCGTATTTACAATCGCATCGATTGTATTCTGAATCCAACCTACAACATTTATTCCAAAAAAATAATACAATACATTTATAACTACTAAACCAATTAATAAAAATAATAAAATATTCATAAATAAATCGGAAGTTGATTGAGTTGAATTTGAATTTGAACTTGAACTTGAATTATTATTTTCAAACATATTCTTATATTCTTTATATATTTTTTTATAGATAAAACATATAAAAAATAAATACCAAATAATAAGTTTATTTTGTATTCTTTTTCTTTCTGATCGGGATTAATTACCTTTTACCTTTTTCGATAAAACAAACAATAAGCTTTCGTGCTTATTAAACTATTTATTAGACCTACTTCGGTAACACTTGTATCATTAAAATGATACCATTTATCATTCGCATTTTTTACATAAGAAGTATAATGTCCACCAAATACGCTCCCACCATGATTACAAATACCATATAAATCATAAACATAATCTTCTTTTTTATAACCAATCACATATTTAGAAAGGTTCAAATTTTCGATTGGAAAATCAATAAGAATTTGGTTTTTCTGATTACGATTATTAAATCGTTTCAAATCAATTACTAAAATGGAAGGAAAACTCCAAAAACTAATCTTCTTTTTTACATCTTCCTTTGCATTTTTTTTTTCATTAAACCAAGCATTTTCTCCTTCTAAATTCTCTCCTTCTACATATAAGTCAAAACAGTCATATAAATTCGGACTTTTATTATTTGGAGGAATAGGCAAATCAATCATAAAATAAGGTTCAGGAGTACGATTAAGAACTTTTCCAAATTCATCTTCTTTCAAGGAACTAATTTCGGAAACATGAATGGCATAAAAAATATTCCATATTTCTGAATATTCTTTGGAATACATGGTTTTAATTTTTTCAAAACAAATACGTGCAATTTCATCGGTTTCATTTTCACATGTACCGTTTATATTCATCGTAACTTCTCTCGAAATGGCATTATGAAAACAATCCATTAAAAATAATAGAAATTCCTGTGTATCATTTTGTGAATATCCTGTAAATATTTCTCTTTCTTTAATCGTGGCAACATTTTGTATGGTTTTAATAAATTTTGCAGGTGAAATAATAACATTATCTGACCATAACATTTTTCTTAATTCATCAAATTCAATTAATAAAGTAGAGTCCGGTTTGTTTTGAATTCTTTTTCGATACGTCCCTTTTTCTAAAAAATGATGAAACTCATAGGTATGAGATAAGATTTGAATACATGAATTAATAAAACAGGTATTTCCTAAATTGGCTAATCCAGACAAGCCTTTGTCTTTATAATTGTTTATATTAAATTGTTTATCGGTCATTAAAGATAAATAACACAATCTATTTATATTTATTTTATAATTGTAATTATTATTTTTGTGTTTAGAGAGAAAAAGTAAATAAACGTATTATTTATTATTAAAATATAATATGAGTTCAGAACGTTATTCTAGAAATAATCATTCATTTTTAAATCGAACCAATCGAAGAAGTACCTTATTTTTTCAAAATCATACATTAAATGCGATTAATAATTCAAATACCATTCCTCGAGATATGAGAGTGTTATTAAACTTGTATATTTCTATGTATAATGATATTCGTCAAGAGATCAATATTTTACATGAAGATTTAGAAACGGTTCAAAATAATATGCAAGACATCATTCGAATGATTTTAGATGACAATCAAACAAATCGTTCAAATACATCTACGCCTACGCCTACATCTATCCTAAATGAAAATCAAAATCGAAGTTCATCGAATATTTTTCAACGACGAAGACAAGAAGAGCGACAGAGACAACAACCGGTGCAAACAAATGAAGAAGCCATTATTCGATTAGATGCGAATGATCAAAATCGAATATACATAAATAATGTTCCCTATATCATTGAAAATATAGAATATTACAATACGTCAAGTTTAACAGATACTACGAGACCTACTACTACTAGTAGAGGAATATTAGATACGTTTTTCTCTTCAGTCTCTGTTTATCCTAGTGAGCAACAAATCCAACATTCGGTAAGAATACTAAAATATAATGAAATTGAAAACCCTTTAAATTTATCATGTCCGATTTCTTTGGAAAATTTTAATCAAGAAGATGAAGTTTGTCAAATTATTTATTGTGGACACATTTTTAATACTGGTCCATTAAATGAATGGTTTCGAAGTAATGTACGATGTCCAGTATGTAGATATGATATTCGTACAAATCAATCAAGTGAAGAAGAAGATGAAATACCACCACTTATCCCTTTGAGACAAAGAGAGAGAAATCCACTTATTAATCGAACTTCTACTTTATTCGATACCTTGGATAATACACAAGAAATAGAAAATTTATTACAAACGGCGGTAGATAGTTTATCGAATGTCTTAATAAATGGTAGTACAGGTCCTCAAAACAGGAGAGATCTTTCGAATAATTCATTCAATTCCACTTATTTTGATTCTTCAAATAATCTTTTTATTTTAGAAACTCTTTTTTCATTACCAAGAGATTTTCGTTATTAGATTTTTGTTATTAGATTTTTGTTATTAGATTTTTTTTATTATATTTTCGTTATTAATTGTAAAATTGAAATGATATCCAACCAATCATCTTAAAATCACAAAGAATTTTACAAGGTAAATAAATGAAAACTTATACTGTTTGGGAAGGATCTTCTATTTACAATGAATTAAAAGAAAATCCTGCGATACAAGTTGGTGATGTCATTTCTTATATCAGTTACAATCAAACCGGATGTGCAAAATATAAAGTCATATTAAATAAACATGGGGAAAAGGATCTTGTAAAAATAGAAGATTATGACGATTGGATAAAAGATTAAAGAGAGAAAAAGAAAACCCTGAAAAACCTATAAAAAAGAAACACCCTTAAAAGAAAAAACATGAAAGAAAACTATAAAAAATAAAAATAATATATCCTAGAGATACACATACTACGATACGAATTACAAAATCTGTAAAATATTAAGATTTTGTAAAGAATTTCATTAAACTTTGATTTCCCTGTTTCAAATTATTTGTTTCACGCAGATAAGGATCAAATAAAAGTGCTTTTATTTCTTTGTTTCTTATTTTTTCTATTTTTTTGTGAATTTCTTCATGAGAACTTTCACACTCGTCGTCGTTCGAAGAAAATTGTTTGTATATTTCTTCTACTTCGCGTTTAAATTTTGACGCTTTGGCTACTTTGTTTTGTAACATCCATATTTTTTCCAAAACAAGGGCGAATAATTGTTGTACCGGTTTCATAATTTGGTTCGAAATATAAAACGAATAATCGATTTTTAGTTTATTTTCTAATATAAATCCAGGTGTTTCGATTTTTTCTCCTTGTAATATTTTTTTAGCTTTTGATCCACTTACCATGGGATAGTTTATATAAACGTACGGAATACGATCTCCTGGTCCTGGTTTATTTCCTGGATCTCGAGCCGTTATTCGATCTGCCAATACTTTATGAGCGATGGATTTTGGATTTTTATAATCACTTCGTAAAGATTTACTAATAATAAGTTTGTCCATCGGGTATTCTCCATTTGTTAAACGTTTTAAACATCCATTCAAGAAATCAACGGCTTCAGGTATATTTTGTTTTTTCATCAAAATGTCAATAATTCCACCGTAAACTTCTTTTACAATCGGGGCATTATCACGGCGTTTTAATACAATTCCCATTTCCTTTCTTTTCCCTTTATTAATATCCGTTTCATAAAGCATACCAACATAACGCTTTTTTGATAAAAGACAAAATGGCATAAATGTTTTTTCATATTCAAGATCGTGTGGTTTTTTCAAAAAGGAAGAAGCTAAATGTCCCGCTTCTTGAGCGAGTTCAATTGTAATTTCAAGGGCTTTTTTCCCACGAATGGGTTCTCCTTCCAGTGTTTGTAGATTGAAAGTAAAGAAGACCGAGTCTGTGTCGCCATAGATGTATTCCGCTTTGGTTACTACTTTTCCGTAATTTTTGGTTTCACAAATAGAGTCACCATAACATGTTTCGACGATTTTTTTTGCATAGATTAATAACATACGACCAATCGCAGTGGTAGAAGCTGCTACATCCATTTCATAAAAACTACTAGTTTTGGCACCACATTGTCCATACAATGAATTCGCAGTTACTTTGTAAGCTAGTTGGCGTTTATCCAATACATTTTTCATAAATTCGTCGGTTTGTTGCGGTATTAGTTTTCTAGTTGTTTTACGAGCAGTTAAAAGTTCTTCTAAAATAGAAGGCATAATCGCTTTTCCTTCCGGAAATTGCGCAAAGCGACAAACTTTTTTCCCACATTTTACTTTTTCTGCAGCAGCTCCTGGTTTTTTACGAATATAAGTATACGTATCATATTCCACGGTAACATATTCATACCCATCCAAATTATCGTACAAATAACAATCAACCGAATTTCCATCTGGATCAACCCCCACCATTTTTTCACCTGTTTCACATACTAAATTTCCTGCTAAATCATATTCTTTGGTCCATACTTTACTATCATGCGATAGATTTTCACTTATAATCGAAGATGGATACAAAGAAGCATAATCAACACAAGCGACTGGATTATCCAAATACAAATCACATTTGGGATCTAATACAATTGCACCTTCATAACCATCATTTAAACTTCCTTTATCTATGGTAGGGATCAGCGTATCTTTTTCACGACATTTTTTCGCAATAAAACTGGTTAATTTAATTCCTTGACCGCGAAATACCAAGAAACTGATAGGTACACTACAAATTTTGGACATTTCTATGAATCCGGTTAAAATATCCGATTTATTCATTAAATAATGCACTAGGTTACAATCCTGAATACAGTACTTTGCAATTATTCCACGGTCGTCCGCCGTACCATTCGTCATTTCAAAGATATCTTTAGGAGTGACATCATCCTTCGCCAAACACCAACGTATTTTTTTATTGAAATCTGGCGAAACCTTGCCTGCTATTTGAAATACACTATTCACTTTATCAACGCTTATTACCTTGAATTTTGCCCCATCCATGTAATAATCGATGGAATGACCAATTTCTTCAAAATGGACAAAACTGCCTTCTAGTAGTCCCATCATATTTCCAGTTGATATTTCTGAAGTGGGTTGCGAAACTTCAGGGAGGTCCCTGAGATTTTCTTCTGACATTTCCAAATAATCTATTTTTTTCACGTAATCCCCTATGAAATAACCTGCCACGTAATCGAGTTTATAAGAAGTCAAGTTTTCTTCACGACGATAGAAATTATACAAGTCGATTTGAATACGTCCGTTCATTTTAATATATCGCAGATCATGCTGTCCACTTGCAATCTGAATACTCGTTTCTTCGATTTTATACTTTGGTTTTTGTTCGATGGATGAATCTTCTTTTTCCTCCTCGGAAGAATTTACTTTGGTTCCGCAAATCTCGTTTTTATTTCTAGATAACTTGAGAAATTCTTCCACACAATCGTTTTCTTCCGCACGGCGAAACATAAATTCATAATCAAATCCAAAAATATTATACCCAATCACGATGTCCGGGTTTTCTTTACGCATTAATTCACACCAGGCTAATAGGACTTCTTTTTCGGTGGAATAACTTTCTACGATACTATTTTCAATAGGCAATTTGGAACATGTATTTAATACAATACAGTGATTTAAATAGGGTTCTTGTTGACCATAACGCATAAAAGTGGAACCGATGAAAGTTACTTTATCTCCTTCCAATTTCGGAAAACAATCATTCATCGTTTTATTGATGATATTTATTTTTTCTTCACGTTTAAGATCTTCGTCGATGAGAACATGGAAAATGGAAGTGGTTTGTATATTTTTATTTTTTTGTGGTTTTTTGAATATTTGTACTGGGTTATCATTATCTTCATCATCACAATCTAAATGTCCGTTATCATCATCATCACCGCCATCATAATGAGTAGTTTTAATTACCTTTTCAAAATAATTCTCAATCGACGAATAATCATTTGCATAATTTTGCTGTATATTATTATTTATTGAACTGTTCAACCACTTTTCAAGTGATGTTTCAAAATATTTTTTAGAGATTTTTTTGATTGGATAAACCAAATCGACTTTATGTAATACATTTTCTTGAGAAAATCCGAATGCATAACGCACGATTTCTTGCAATAAATTATAATATTCTACTTTATTTTTTTCGATGGTTAGATGTTCACTTTGAAAAATGTCTAGAATATTGGTTGCTAGTTTCTTGTATGTTTTAACAGGAATGGGAAAATCACCATGACTACTGCTCGCTTCGATATCAAAACTACATTTTTTAAATGGAACCGGTTTTTCAATATCATTTAACGGGATAATATCTTTATAACAAATTTCAAACTCATAATCACAAATGGTTTTTTTATCCAATCCTTTGATTTCGGTCAATTTTTTCTTTGGTAAAGAAATCCAACCAGACGGACTGATTTCTTTCACATGAAAAGCACGTAATAAAGGAGGAATATGTGCCTCATATAAAAGAACGTCTGTATTTCCAAATCGCAATCCATTTTTCAGCAATTTTCTTTCGGATCCATTTGAGGTATAAGGAGTATACCATAAATTTTTGGCTTTATTAAAAGCGTTGGTATTTTGAAAATCGATTTTTAAGAATTTATATTTTTTTCCAGCATCAAATCCATACAGTTGTTTTCGTTTAATAATCATACAAGAATGAATGGAATTTTCATAGAATTTACCTAATTTATGTTTTAAAAATTCTAGAAATGCATTTTTTAAAAGGATGTTCCAATTTTCACTAACCTTTAGATAAAAGAAGGGTTTAAAGTCTTTCACTACGATGGAACTGGTTTTCCCCTCTTCATTAATTCCAAAGATCTGGATGAAAAATTCGGTCGTATCTTTATAAATGCGTTTTTCTTTAAATAAATCATCGCCACTTCCACTCGCATTACTTGAAGTATCATCCTCTTTTAATTCTTTAGGGCTTTCGTTGTAAATATTAAAATCGAAAATACGAAATGTCTTTTCCATTTTATGAAGGTTGAATACAGATTGTTAGTTTTAATATGAAAATATATTTATTTACCTTTTTAAATTCAATTTTCCTTGACGAACAACTTGTATTTATATTTATATTTATAAAAATACTTTAAACCACTTAAAAAAATAATATATAGATATATATTACTTTGTTGGCAATATTCAATGGATAAAAATTCATATATAAAAACGGATGACAATGAAATAATAAATGAAAAATGCATAAAATGGGTTAAAAAAATGGATGATTGTCTAAAGGTTTGTACGAAGTCAAGTGGATGCAACAATTCAAAATTTAACGACACTCATAAAATATGTAAAATAAATAATCCAGAAAGTTATGATAAACTTAATAAACATTTTACACCTTCGGCTATTTAAATAGCCTAGGAACCGTCACCTTTGTATTGTCCAAAGGTGTAAATAGCTGTTTTATATATATTATTACTTAGTCAAAAATAGGTGAAATATATGTGAAATATCGGTGAAAAATATATTATTATATTATCATAATATGCAATTCATTAATTCTTTATTTTATTCCACTCTTTTTGTTTTTACTCAATTTTTTATCTCAATCATGAGCTCCATGGTCATTTGTAATTGGATTAAATCTCCTTTTTTTGATTATTCAAAACAATTTTCCGTTGAATATATTGAAAAAAAAACAAAATCGATTACTACTTTTATATTTTACTCCGTCCTCAATCATCATTTCATCCATTTTACTTTTTCGGATCACTTTTTATATTCGATTGAAATGATAAATACCAATACAATTCAAAATCCGTATTTTTTTCATTTTATAAATTACATAAATTATATACTTATTTTGGAATTTTTCTTTTATTTTTTTCATCGATTATCACATCATTCCGTTGTGTATAAATATATACATTCAAACCATCATAAAAATTTAACGATTTATCCGATCGACGCGATTGATGGTAATTATTTAGATAATATAATATTTGAAATTTCTCTCCATGTACCTTTATTTATTGTAAATTTGAATTATTATGAATATCTATGTTTGTATAACTTTTATTCTACTGGAAACATGATTGTTCATTCAAAAATGATCACGAATATACATGTAAATCATCATAAATATTTCAAACGTAATTATTGTTTGTTATTTCCGATTTACGATTTTATTTTTTCTACCATGGAAATAGGGGATGACTAAAAATATATGGATATAAATATATAAATATATTTTTACTTTGTGTTTGTTATTTTTATTGGGTTAGTTTGCAAGCTTAAAAAAATTTACCAATGGTATTACTATATACTTTTTTCGCAGCAATCGATGAAACATCGCTTGTGATGGTAAAAGAACATTGTTTAACCAAACTCATTAATTTTTTAAACGTAGTCCAAGAATATGCGTTATTGTAACTTAATTCTTCGATAAATTCTTTTAATAAATTCCTTATTTCTTCATTATGTAAAAGATCTTCTTTGATTAAAAAGTCCAACAAACATACAATTGTTTTTTTAAAACTAATCAAAGATTTTTCCTGTGTTTGTATGATCGAAATAATTTTTTCTTTAATATTAGGCATACGTAGTAATCTTAATATTATTTCTAATAAAATGAAAATATTGATATTTTCTTGATTTGTATTTGTTTTTGTATTTTCTTTTTCAATCATCGCATAAACATTATCTAAAATGACATTATAACGTTGTTCAATATCTATATTTGTATTTAAAAAAATAGGATTTTCAAGTGTATTTTTTATAATTTCCAACAAGGAATTTAAAAATTGTTTATCATAATCTAATAAAAACCACTGTACAATATCATTAATGAATGCTCGAAACTCTTTGTTTTCTTTAAAATCTAATTTTTGATCTTGAATGGTATCGATAAATTTATGATGTGCGATAAGAATAGATTTTAGATCTGTTTTACTTATAAAGTCAATTAAAAATAAAATAATTTCAGTATTTTGTATGTAAAAATGATCGTATTTGCTTGCTGGTTGTGGAATTAATAAACCTCCTATTTTTTTTGTGTTGGTTCTTCTTGTGTGAGTTTTTCTCGTATTCTTCTTTATCGTTTTTTTCTCTCTTTTTCCTCTTTTTATTTTTTTAGTCATTCTTCTTCCACCTTGGATTTCATTCTTTATTTTTTTGGATCGGATCCAATTTGCAAATTCATCAATCGAACGTTCTTTTTCGTAATGTTCGACTTCTTTTCCTTGAATAAAAAGGATGGTTGGAAACCCAACAGGATTTTCCTTAATACTCAGCAAATAATGAAGGAATGTTTGATCAACGTCCGCGATCATTACATTTTCATTCTTTTTGAAATCAGTAATTACATTTTCTAATTTATTCCATTCTGGACGAGTAGCATTACAAGGACCACAACCTTCCATATAAATCAATAGAAACGCAGGTTTTCCATCTTCAATATGTTTATTCAATTGACTGATTTGTTTTTTATCGTTCGATGAATGAATATGAGAGAAAACCATATTTATGATTTAATATATATATAATAATAATTTATATTTTTTATAATACTTATTTTTTACCTATTTTTTACCTATTTTTTACCTTTTTATTAGCTATATTTTTTTTATATAGAAATATAAAGAGAGAAATGAACTTATTTACTTATATATTAATACTTATCTTTTTAGCAGGACTATATTTTTATACAACCCAAGGAATGAAAGAGGGGTTTAATAACCCTTCCTCAAAACCAAGATGTCCTGATTTACTCATTCAAAAAGGATCTAAAATAATGCTTTATAATTCTAAATTGGTTCATGTTCCTGGCGTAAACCCGATTGAATTTAATGATTTAGAAGAATATACCGAGTTTTTAGCTTGGCAAAAAAGTCAAGGTATTATATGTCCGGTTTTATATTTACAACAAGGTTATGACACACAAGGTAATTCCGTATATAAAGTTCGACCAAGTATCACAGAACCGCAAGGTGGATTACCTCCAGCATCCGTCGTTTCTTATACAAATCCAGCAACCCAACCAAATCCTAATCCGAATATTTTAGGAATGAAAGAAATAAATCAACAAGCAAACAGTATACCCCCACCCCTTCCACCGCTTTTAGAAGAAAGACAAACTCTTTTAGTCGATGCAACAAGAAATGATTACCCTTATAATAAAAATTCTTACCCTTCTTATGATGAAACATCATATTATGTAGGGACAAGTACTCCGCTTGATCAAATGAATGAAAAATCACAAAATATGTTATATAGTCCAAATCCGATGGATGAAAATTGGGGTGGTGCGGATTATACGCAAGCATTAGTTGATGCGGGATATTATAAAAAGGATGAAGTACAAATATATATACCTTAAAGTCTTATACCTTTACAGAGTTTATCTATTCTCATCGGGAATGATTTCGGAAGTTAAAAAAGAATATACATTTTGAATGCTCTTTTTACTAATTTTTCGAGATTTACCTTTATGATCTGTATAGCTAACGTCTTTTAAAAAATCATTGTCTTTTTGAATACAATTGATTAGGTTCGCTATATTTTTACCTTTTTTCATAATCGCGATTGCGGTAATCGAACTAATACTTGGAATTTGGGAAAGAAATATCTCT